TCCTATAAATAAGCTGGTCATCATTATGGCCGTTGAGAATAGTGAGCCTCTTGTTTTCATTGAAAAAACGGAAGACCACATTGAGGGTTTAGTTGAGGCAATTCAGTTTTATAAAGGACAATTATGAAAAAGTTATTACTACTAGCATTATTATTACCACTATCTGTATTTGCACAGATTAACAAACAATGCCCACAATTCACGGTCAATGGAACTCCACAATATCAGGCACAACCAGGTGACCAAGAAATTTGTCATATGAATTATGCTGTGATTCACCGTTGTTCAGTTAAAGCACCTGTGGCAGTATTTGAGCACCTAACCCCAGCCGCAATGACCGGCTCAGCAAAACGTAAAGATAACTTTCATCCTGATTTATCTGTTACACCACAATGTTCTGCTACATTGGCGGACTATGCTACTGTTGGTAAAACACATGACCGTGGACATATGGCGCCCGCAGGTAATAATACTCAAAGTGATGAGATTATGAGTGAGAGTTTTAATTTATCTAATATGGTTCCACAAGTTGCTAACAATAATCGTGGTATCTGGAAACAATTAGAAACATGGGAACGCCAATGGGCTTCAGCACCTAATACAGATTTCTATATTATCTCTGGTGGTATTTACGACCAAGGACATCCTGTAACTGGTAACGGTTTAGGTATTCCAACACGTTTATATAAGATTATTATTGAGAAGAATAGTAGAAAGGTACAGGCGTATTTAATGCCAAATACTGCACTTCCAGTTGCGGATTTACCAAAATATCAAGTAAATATGACTGCCATTGAACAGGCAACTGGTATGAAATTCAATTTAGGTCAATAAATACCACTTTACTGCTTGACTTTTCATAAATATTAGTATATAATAGAATTATGAAACTTAAAAAATTAATCCATAAATTGTACGAGGCGTGTTTATATCATCACACAGAATTAGAGAAAAAAATCTATATGAAAATATTGAAGAAATCTCTAAAGAAGAAAGATGAAGCAAAAACAAATTCTGTACAATAAAAAATTCGTAGAAGTTGTTTGAAAGTTTGGTAAGACCCGGCTTCGATGCCGGCAGGTCCACCAAAAACATATTCCGAACCGATTATTCTGGTAGCAAAGCGAAAGCTGAATATGTTTCTGATGGGCCTGAATTGGATTCGATTGCCTGATTAGTATAACAATGGAGAATCGTCAAAGCTAAAGACGTTAGGGTTGAGGATACTCGGCCGAAGAAGCAAAAAGTATAAATGCAAATGACGAAAGTTATGCACTAGCTGCCTGATTCAGGTAAGTAGGAGTTTCGTAAGGTGAACTTGGCAACAGAATCATCTTACATTTTAGTAGTATAACACAGTAGTTTACACACAAAAAGGAGAAGTAAATGTCTATGACACCCTATGAGATTCGGCTAGAACTCTTAAAAATGGCCAAAGATATGTTAACTGATAACTATCACACACAACGTGATGCGTTACAACAAGATTGGCATATCAAAGTAGATGCAGCTAAAATTGCTGGTACAGAATCACCACAGTATCCAGTTTTACCGCATTTTCCCGCAGAAGATGAAATCATTAAGAAAGCTGAAACTTTCAATGGTTTTGTTTCTCAAACCCCTCCAGCAACACCTGAAGTAAAATCGAAGAAGTCACATTCGTAATTGGAGACTTTGGCTGGTTTCGACCGGCCAATTCAACAAGGAGATATAATGTTCGCATCAAAATCAAAAAGTATTGCCGCATTACTAATAGTGTTCATTTTAGCCTATACAATTCCAACTGTAGCACAAAGTTACATGGAAGACCAGATACAAACACAAGTATCTGCCGATTTCACCAAACAATTAAATTGCCTCACAAACAATATTTACTTTGAGGCTGCCACAGAATCATTTGAAGGTAAATTAGCCGTAGCACAGGTAACTTTAAATCGTGCCAATAATCCTAATTTTCCTTCTACCATTTGCGAAGTTGTTTATCAAAGAACACTTACACCAAATAGAATTATTGTTTGCCAATTCTCATGGACTTGCCTCAAGAATATGGTAGTGAGGGACAAGTACGCATGGCAAGAATCGGAAATAGTTGCTCGTAAAGCATTGACAGAACCATATGTACATGATACAATAGCAAGAACAAATGCGATGTATTACCATGCCGTTTATGTAAATCCTGGATGGAATCTAAAAAGGGTATTACGAATCGGTCAACACATATTTTATAAGAATTGATATGCCTACAAAAGATGAGATTTTAGAATTTAGTATGATGATTAAAGAATTATCGATAAACAAAAAACTTGGATTGATGGATGCTATTTGCCATCATTGTAAAGAAAGTGGCCTTGAAGTTGAAGTTGCGGCCACTCTCATATCTTCTGCTTTGAAATCTGAGATTAGAGAAGAAGCACAAGATTTAAATTTATTAAAGAAAACATCCAAATTACCAATATGAACGAGGGAACAGTCATGTCAGAAAATCATTTTTATGCAACAGAAATCTCTAGTCCGTTAGGCAGATTGTTTAACGATATGAAACTTGAGATGTTTGCAGGGTCCGCCGGCAAGGACAACGACCAATATCAAATTAATATTAGTCAATCGTTAATCAATGAAGATCCATTTTTATCGTTTATGCATCCGCATTGTAAGGGTATAATGGGTATGCTTATGTTGCCACCATCTAATATGTATAACTGGCATGTAGACCGAAGAAATGCGTGCAATCTAAATTATATAAATTGTACTAAAAATAAACATACATTTTTTCAGGCGCAAAACGCAGAAGAACACTCTTATTTTAATAACCCAATTCCAATTGATAAAATTGTCGGATATAAGCCACTTGTAGAAATGAAAATCAATCCTCAACAATGGGTTGCGTTGAATTCGCAAAATCTTCATGCGGGCATTAACTTTGATAACGAACCAAAATTTTTACTACAGTACTGTATCAAATTAACAAGTGGGTTAAGTTATTTTAATGTATTAGAGTTAATTAAACAATACGAAGCATTAAAGTGAACGAGGGAACAGGTTTTGCAGCCTTTGCTTTATATAATGCTTTGAAGTTGCACTTTACATCAAAATCTTATGATTACTTTAAGTATAATGGTAAGACTAATGTGAGTAAAACTACATTTGCTTCTCGCAAAGACAAGTATTCATTCTACAAACTTAGCCGTAAATATTCTTTGGATGAATTAAAACAATTCTATATTGCTAATTTTTTAGAAGGCGATAAGTGGATTGGTGAAATGACCAATGCTGAAGGTGAAGATGCCTATAAAAAATGGTTAAAACGGCAACAGAGCTTGACTTATATTTTTGAGAATGATATTCTATACCTTGTGGATCATTTTGAAGATGATAAAGAAGATATTATTAAAGTACATAACGGTGAACATCCAAATTTATTAGGATTATTGATGCGAGATAAGGTATCAATAGAGACCGTTATTATTATGAATGATATGTTAAATTTTTGGCCAATGTGGACAAAAAAGATTAAAGAGGATATTATTTGGCCAATATGGCAAATACAAATTGAAAAGTATACGCCATTTGTTCAATATGATAAAGAAGTTTTTAAAAATATATTAGTAAAAAATTTTAGATGAAAAATATATACCTTGATATGGATGGTGTGATTGCTGACTTTGATAAAAGATATATTGAATTATTTAATATTACCACAAAGCAATCTGAAAGAGATAAAAAGTGGGTACAATTCTTTGATAAATTTATTGAAGAAAGACATTTTGCCACATTAGATTTAATGCCAGAAGCCATAGAATTGATGGACTATTTAAAAAGTACTGGTATACCAATTATTATTCTTAGTTCCACTTCAAGTGAAAATCGTGACGATAAAATACGACCACAAAAGATGGAGTGGTTAAAGAAACATAAGATAGACTTCCCTGTAATCCTAGTACCTGGTGCACGCCTAAAGAAAGATTACGCAACTCCAGATTCTATTCTAATAGATGATACTAGCAAGAATATTGATGACTGGAGGAGAGAAGGTGGTATTGGTATACTTTATGAAAATTTATTGCATACACGCATAATAATGTCAATGTACACTTGACAAACGCCTAAATAAAATGATATACTAGCAGTTGATTATGAGTAGTTATTGAAAATATTCCGTTTATACACCGTTAATACGAAAGGAAGTACAATGAGTTTTGCAAATCTCAAACGCCAATCAGGCAATCTGGATAAACTATCCAAAGCAATCGAAGCATTAAACACTCCCACAGAAGGTTCAGAAAAATCAGATAATTTCTGGCGTCCAGAAGTAGACAAAGCAGGTAATGGCATGGCTGTTATTCGTTTTCTACCTGCCGCAGAAGCTGATGGTGATGATGCCTTACCTTGGGTTAAAGTATTCTCACATGGATTCCAAGGTCCTGGTGGTTGGCTAATTGATAATTGTTTAACGACAATGAATCAACAATGTCCAGTATGTGAGCATAATTCTACATTATGGAATTCAGGCATTGAAGCAAACAAAGAAGTTGTCCGTAAACAAAAGCGTAAGTTGAATTATATTGCCAATGTATACATCATTTCGGATCCAAAACATCCTGAAAATGAAGGACAAGTGAAATTGTTTAAATTTGGTAAGAAAATCTTTGATAAGATTACCGAAGCAATGAATCCTGCTTTTGCAGATGAAACAGCAATTAATCCATTTGATTTATGGAAAGGTGCTAACTTCAAGCTGAAGATTCGTAAAGTAGAAGGCTATCAGAATTATGATAAGTCTGAATTTGAATCAGCATCTCCATTATTAAATGATGATGATGCAATGGAAGCAATTTGGAAGAAAGAATACTCTTTAACAGAAATGACTAAAGAGAGTGAGTTTAAAACTTATGATGCGTTGAAACAGCGTTTAGATAAAGTACTTGGTCTGAATGGTGAAGTTTTTAAACCAAAGACTACAGTAGAACAACTTAAAGAAGCACAACTGAAGCCAGTTGTTGAACCTGCTTTATCTGAAGATGATGATGATATTTCCTATTTTGCTAAATTAGCTGAAGAAGATTAATTAAGAATCCCGTGCAAGTACTACACCCCGCTTCGGCGGGGTTTTTTATACCAATCGCACACTCTGTCTTGCAATTTTATTAAGTGTAGATTCTTCTAATCTAACACTCGTTAATTCTTCTATCAAAAGTCCATCGTTATTTTGATTAATAATATTAATTTTCTTTGAATTGTCGGCAATAATAGAACTGCCATAATTCATATTTTCACTATTATTTAAATCCACATTTTCATTAATTATTGAAGCAATATCATATTTTGGAGTAGTTGACATTTCTGAAGCAAGTGTTGATTCTATTTCTGGACTTATTTTTGAATCCATTCCTGCAAGCTGAGGTGTCGTTTCTTCTGTTGCTGTGGGACTTTCTGATATTGAAGGTGTAGAACCTTGTGTCTCATTAGCTGATGCAACTGAAACAGTTTGTTTTCCCACATCTTTTTGTGATTCATCAAGACTCTTATCATCTTTTGTGCTAACTTGTGATGCTGTATTATTTGATGACTTTGATTGTGAAGAACTTGATTCTGAACTTTGCTGAGTTTGAGTTGGTACTTCAATTTCTTTTTTAACCTCTGCTCTCAATCTTTCCGGAACAACTTGCAAGACACCTTTAGGGTTTTGGGTTACAAAATTTTTCAATACTTCTCTTGGGTAACCATATATTTCTACCAATTTTTCATCAGTAACATTTTTATCTTTGAGAGCATCTTCAATTTCTGGGGCTCTTACTTGTTTTAAACCCCTATCTTTATTCATTTTTTCAGCTTCACCAATGTCTTTAGCTTCACCTCTTTCAACCATTGCATAAGGATTAAATTTATATTTTGGATTATTAGGATCTTTTTTAATTTCAGCCAATTCAACACCAGCACCTATGAAAGGTAAAGCAAAGGCACCAGCAATCCATGTAACAGGATTCGTTGCAACTGCTAATGCTACACGACCTAAAAGATTAGCAGCTCCAGATAATAAAGATTTACCTAAACGTTTTTTAGCTCCTTTTTTACCAAAATCTGCGATACTCATACCTGATGCAGTAGCTGAAATTGCCTCAGCCATCTCCTCAAGTTTATCCGTTAGGTCTGTTATAAACTTATTAAATTCTTTTACTTTTATTGTTGGTTCTTCTTCTTTACCTGTTATTGCTTGAATTAATTCTTTGTTCCAAGTATTTTTTAATTCTTCAAATTTTTCTTGGTCTTTTTTATGTAATTTGTTTTCTTTGATTTCTTCATCGTGGTGCTTTTTAATTAAATTATATAACTTAGCTAAAATATCAGTAACACTTTCTTTTGTTCTTACTCTTGTATTATTACCAGAAGATACTTTTGTGTGTAAGGCTTCTTCAAGATTATCATCTCCAACTTTACCAATTTTTGTAGAAGTTTCTCCAACTTGTTTGGCTTTTTTGTTACCATAACCAGTAAAATATTTGATATCTTTTTCATCTCTACCCATCTTACGGCCAATAACGGCCGCTATCTTATTGCCAAATACATTCTTAGCAATATTGAGCGGGTCAAATTTCTCTTTGATGTTAGAAACTCTAGCTTTAAATTTATCAGAAATACTACTCTTAATTGCAGAACCTAAACTTTCTCCTTCATCAAAGTATTTTTTGAATGCCAATTCTTTTATAGATTGATTTCCAACCTTTTTAGCTTTACGATATTCAACCGACTTTGCTTTAGTAGGTTCTTTGGCCACATCAGAATCATTAATTACTTGTGGTGAAACTGGTTCTGTTTCTGGTTTTGGAGGCTTACCTAATTTTATATTCTCAGCTTTGCTTGCTGGTCTTCCAAACGCACCTGTAGTACCCAAGACATACCAATATCCTTTATTACTATACGCAGTAGGATCCCAAATGAATATTTCATCTTTTAGTTTTTTGGTAATTGCTTTTGTTTTTGTCATTTTTTAATTTATCTAAATTGAATTGATTCTTGCATGAATATAGGTAAATCTGGTTTATTTTTAGCTACTAATATTTTAGGTTCAGATTTATTTCCTATTTTTGTTGTTCTTTCTGAATTATTAACTGCAATAACCGGGTTAACTTCATTTTTTAAATTTTTATTTTCTAAAGATTTATTATTTAAATCAGTTCCTTTGTCATTTGATGCTATTTGTGTTGCTTTATTTTTTATATCAGCCACAATTTCTGATTTCAAATTTTGCGGCATCAACATATGTGGAGTATAATTTTTTCTAAATTCAATATTATCGTGAGAAACCATTCTATTTAAATAAGGTTTCAAATAAGGTTGATTTGGATTATACCAAACAATAATTTTATTAATGTTTTTTGGTACATTATCTAATAAAGGACCTAATGAACTACTATGCGGGTCTATAAGGTATGCAGTTGAAAATTTAACATTTGGATTTTTTCTTGCAAATTCTATAGCCGGCGCAGCACCAGCACTAAATCCATATAAAGGCATTCCGTCTTTTGCTTTTGGTGGAACAAATTTATCATAATCTTTTGCCTCAGCTTTAAATCCAGATTCCATTAAAGATTTAGCTGTAGCATCAACTCCCACACTACTATTTTCATAACCTGGTTGTTTAGTAATTCCTCTAAACAAAGCAATCTCAGCATCTGGACTCATTTTTGTTGCTGTTTCTGTATTTGTTTTAGGAACTTCTTCTAATTTTTTCCCAGGATTAAAAGCTAATATACCGTAATCATAAGGTTTTACTGGTTCGCCATTTTCTCTATATTCAAAATGTAAATGTGGTCCTGTAGAATGTCCTGTATTTCCTGAAAGTGCAATTTGTTGTCCTGCTTTAACCTTATCACCTTTTTTAACAATCATTTCTGATAAGTGTCCATAACGTGTGCTTGTTCCATCTCCATGGTTAACATCTATAAATTGACCGTATCCAGCACCTTCTCCTGATGTAACTTTTGGATTTTGCCAACGAGATTCAGTAATCGTTCCGTCTTTAACTGCAAATAAAGGTGTACCCACAGGTGCAGGGTAGTCATTACCTTCGTGTTTATGAGTTGCTCTTTGTTGACCAAAGTTATTAAAAGTACTAACGCCTTTTGGTAATGTACCTTGTGGAATATTAGGTGGAGGAACACTTGTTGTAGTTGTTTTAGTTGCTGTGGTCGATGCGTTTGAAGGTCCAGCATTTGTAGGAGCAGTTGTTGTGTTTGTATTAGGTGCAGTTGGTGTGTTTGTATTAGGTGCAGTTGGTGCATTAGTTCCACCAGTTGTTCCTCCTCCAGCACCTTCTTCAATTTTAATATTTTTTATATCATCTAATTTTTGTTTATCAAGTTTATCTTCAAACTTGGTAACATTTTCATTTTTACCCCCGGGAGTTTTCATTCCCTTAGACTCATATATTTTTTTAATTAATTCTTCATGACGCCTTTTATCTTCGGCCATTTTTTCATGCTCAAAGTTTCTAATCAATTCTCTTTCTAATTTTTTTTCCTGATACGTTTTATCAAATAAAGCTAAAATTCTAGTAGATACAGTCGCAATACTATCTCCACGTTTTGGAGCTTCAATACGAGAACTTGCTACCTTAGTAAAAAATGCTGTATCAACATTACCAATTTTTTCAGGAGTTATTGAAGAAGGTTTTGTTTTACCAAACATCTCACTTTGGTCTTTTTCACCTGTTATACCTTCAGTCATTTTTTCGCCTGTAGGCTTAATCATGTTCTTTAGGTTTTTTAGGCTAAATTTATTTTTTAAACCGTTTAAGAATTGTTGTGTATTTTCAGAAATACCTTTTTCAGAAATTCCACTTTCTGTATCTTCTGGTTCGGGAGAATTTTGCTTAGTCTGAGTTACTGTAGGACGACTTAGATATCCTGCTTCTTTTTTGGATGCAGCTAATCCATAACTACCATTTTTACCTAAAACGAACCAATATCCTCTACCATTGAAGGCATTAGGATTCCAAACAAATATTTTGTTTTTTAGTTTTTTAGTTATCATCTACGGGCTGCTTGTCTTTGCTTAATTTTTTCATTTTCTTCTTCAATGTATTGTATAAGCATAGCAACATATATTTCACGTTCCCAAGGCAGCATATTTTCAAGTTCAAACAAACTATATTTGTGGTGTTGCATTAATGCAAAGTTTGTTTTATAGTAATTCTTCAGATTGTCATGACGAAATGTTATACGAAAAAAGAGTCTAGACCCTCCACATTAATTGTATGATGGAAACCACATTTTTTACAATCAACCTCAATTTTCTTATTTAACTTTGGTAACTTATTAAAAAATTCTTCAATCTTTTCAAATTGTGCTTGATTTAATGATTCTACAAATTCAATTAATTCTGCTGGGTCAGATTCTTCTGCATAGTAATATTGTTCACCATCAAAAATGTATTCAATACTTTCTACAATCATATCAAATGCCATATCTGTAGTATTTTCAAATTTACTAGCACGTTGTACAATAGAAAATTCTGGATACTTTAGTTTAACGCTAATTTGATTATTGACTTGAATTACATCCGACATAGTTGGATCCGAATCAATTTGAATTTCTAATAAATTAAAATTCACATCCATCAAATTACCACAACGTTTTTCTTCAACCTCATTTTCACAACGATATTTATTTTCAACTACTTCACCAACCGACCTTGCTCTAAGATTGATGAAATAAAATTCAACATCAATAATTGGTAGTTTATCAATATCAAGGCCTTCAGTCAATGTGCAATTGTGTAACACTTGACGAATGTTTCTTTCAATCGTTTCTTTATCATCAGATTCCATAGCCATCATCAGATTACGTTGTTCTTTTACTAAAAAAGGTCTAAAACGTATTTTCTTTTTCGATAATGGTAATTCAAGGTCATAAACCGGTGTATCAATTCTAGGTAAAGCCATTTTATTTTCACTCCATTAAATTTATTTAAAATTAGCAATCAATTCACTAGTAATACTTTTCCAATATGTATATGCAAAAACAACAGTTAATTTATGGTATCCTTCATTTGACCAATCTAAATCAAGTTGATTAACTGAAATTGGATATGCATCAATTAATTCTACTTGATATATTGGATTATCTTTTAAAGAATATTGTGTAATTGTTATAGTGCCGGCATAATCTTTTTTATATTTAAAATTATAACCGCTGTTTGAAGAAATGAGATTCATCCAATTATCCATGTTCTTTTTTATATCCATATCCTCACGAACAATAAATGTTAAATTAATATCATTGAATTGTACATGATATGGATATTTTTCAATTGGATTTGAACCAAATTTTTGTTCGGTTGTAGCATATGTTAAACCTGGTAATTCGGCCGTTTCACAATCAAGTGTGGTGTTATTTTTTGTTAGTGAGATTGGAAAAGTAACTTCCGCAGTAAAGCGATTTGGTCTAGCTAATTCACCTCTATTAAAACTACCAATAAAATCTTTTATGGAAGGCATTCTAATTATTCCTTATTTCGTTTACCGATTCTTGCCATACTGTTTTGGCTGTAGCCCCTTTAAACTGTTGGACAGGCAGAAAAGTTGCCACGTCCCATTCATTTGGCTGAACGGCAAGTATTTTTGACCTAATATGACTATTCAAATATCTTTTAAGACAAGGCCGAAACGCTTTAAAGCGCTTGGATGCGTTTAAAATGTCATAACTGACTCTTAACCTTTTAATTCCGTCCTCATCACCATGAACTGCGTAAGGCATCAACTTACCTAAAAATGCCACTCGGTATTGTATTGGCAAATAATGTAGGTTAAGCCCTAAGAATCCATCAGAATATTTTTCTAATGTTAATACCAAAGGGAATTTATCATAATAATCCAAATCATCTTTACCTTTTGGGTCATAATAAAAATAATATAGGTTACCTAAGATAAACTTATTCTTATTTCTATATTTTTCAGCCGAAATACCACTTGCTAATGCTGAAGAACTTTTTAATTCAGCAATTCTTTTTAATAACCAAGCATAAGATTCTCTTGAGGACATTTTAAGTCCTTGAGATTTTCTTTCAGCCGTTATTGAAGATAAGATAGATGTCATTTAGTTATTTAGTTACAGTCCTAAATGGTCTTCCGTAATTAATTTGAATTGCCAGCCACGGTCTAAACAATATTCGTTAGCAGCTTTCCATTTGGCTTGATTGACGCCCCATGTCGTAACTTCTGATATAAATTGCTTTGTAACTCTTTTTTGTGGTTGAGGTTGTACTGTTTGTTTTTTTGGCTTAACTTCAAGCATCATAGTTGATATTTTATTATCTTTTGTTTTAACTTTAACTAAAAAGTCTGGAAAATAACGATGCCAACGATTATCGACAGGAGAAATGTAAGGAATTTGTAATTCTTCAGATGCCCACGATATAATAGAATCATTATTATCTAACCAAGACATTACTTTACATTCCCAAGACGAGCGATATACTATATTGTTGGGGTCTCCAACATACTTTTCTGGGTGTTTTGGTTTAAATAGTCCTGAATATGCCATAAATAGTATGTATATCAAATTTAAGAGAAAAAAATGGCAGACATAACATTAACTCAGGTCAATACTGCTGTAGGCCTACGTGGACCTTTATCTAAACTCGATGAATCGTCCAATGATTTATCCGTTGTTAAATATCCTAGTGATTTAGGTGAAAAAACAGATACTTCAAAAAATGAAAAAAATCATTGGGTGACTTTTAGAATTTATGACATTGAACCAGCAGCAATTAAGAGTGCTTCAACTGGATTTGCTAATAATCAAACTGTATTAGGAATATCTAATAACTCTGCAATTGCTGTGGGTGTTTTAGGTGGAGTTGCAGTTGGAGCGGGCGCATTACTAGGTTCTGAATCAACTGCTGGTAATAAAGCTTTAAGTGTTGGTGCTTTTTCTGTTTTAGGAGCTGTAGGATTAGGCCTTGGATTCACAGTATCTCCTCAGATTAGTAAAATCAAATCTTGTATATCACTTTATATGCCAGACACATTAACTGCAGCATATGACGCCAACTATGAAGAAATGAGTCTTACACAAGATTTGGGTGCTGCAATAACAACACTCAGAGCAGTTGGTAATATTGCTGATGGAGTTTTAAGTGGTTTAGGTAAAGGTAATTCACTTGGTGGCGATCCAAATGTTGTACAAGCTGCAGTTGCTGCGGCTAGCGCAATTGGAGTTCCTGGAGTTAATGTAGAAAATTTAGGAACATTATTACAAAGAGCTCAAGGTTATGCAATAAACCCACAATTGCAGATGGTTTATCGTGGAACAGGATTAAGAAGTTTTCAACTATCATTTACATTTACACCAAAATCAAAAGATGAAGGTATACAAGTAAATAATATAATTAATCAATTTAGATTTTATTTTTCACCAAGTTTAGGACAAAGTGCTGGTAAAAATACACAAGCAACTACAAATAGTATGTTTTTAATACCTCCTTCTATATTCGAAATTGATTTTTATGTTAATGGTCAAAGAAGTTTAAATCTACCAAGATATGGTCGTTGTGTTATGACGGCTTTAGATGTTAATCATGCTCCAAATGGTTTTGCTACTTATGAAGATAGTACAATGTTACAAACAACATTACAGATGTCATTTAAAGAAATGGATATTCTTACAAGAGATAATTTCAATGATACTACAAATCCAAGAAGGTAATCATGTTATATTTTAATACTTTTCCTTTAGTTATTGCTTCAGATTCTAAAAATAATGCCATTTTATTGACTAATTTAATGGCCAGAGTAGAAATTATACCATCACTATTAAAAAATCCATTGTTATTTTATTCATATGATTTAAAAGAAAGTGATAGACCTGATATTATTGCAAACAAATATTATGATGATTCAAATAAGTTTTGGATGATTCTTTATGCAAATGAAATTATGGATCCTCAATGGGATTGGCCATTATCTTCTAAACAATTTGATGCATATTTAATAAACAAATATAGTGAAGCTGCTGGTGGAGATAATCAAGTTTTTACTTATATTTCAAACACAATTCAAGAATATAGAAAAACAATTACATCTTATGATAGTACGTCATTAACTACAACATCAAAAACTGTTGTGGTTGATTTGACTACATATAATAGTACCATAGAAAGTTCAACAACACAAACATTTAGTAGTGGTGCTTCTGTAACCAGAACAATATCAAAAACCGCTGTTAGCATTTACGATTATGAAATAGAATTAAATGAAGCAAAACAAAATATTAAATTAATTAATTCTTCATATAGTAATCAACTTGAAAAAGATTTAAAAAATTTGATGGCTCAATAATATGGCAGGTATAAAGAATCAACTAGATTATTCGTTAACGAATCTTACGTTATTAACCTCAGTTACTACGTTTGATTTAAAGAATACTATGCAAGAAATATCTTACAATGAAGATATATTCAGCAACACATTAAGTGGTTATGTGATGTTAGTTGAAGCTTCTGGCTTTATTGAAACTTTAGCAATAAATGGTACAGAATTTCTTAGATTAACTTTTAGTAAATCTGGCGACAGTAGTAATCAAATTGATAAATTATTTCGTGTATATAAAGTAGGTAATAGAAAACTTGAAGGTACAATGTATAAAGAATCTTATGTTCTTTATTTTTGTTCAGAAGAATTATTATTATCCGAACAATACAAGATTAGTAAAGCATATAAGAATCAATTAGTTTCTGATAATATTAATGATATATTGAATAATTATTTAAAAATACCAGCAAATAAAAAAGGTACTATTGAAACAACTTACGGTAAATATAATTTTATTATACCAACATTAAAACCATTTGATGCAATTAATTGGTTGACAAACTATGCAAGACCTAATCCACAAAATCCTGGTGCTGATATGTTGTTTTATGAGGATAAGAATGGTTTTCAATTTAGGTCATTACAAAGTTTGATGAAACAACCATCATACTATACATACACATATAAACCAAAAAATATTGATGCTAGAAATTTAGATAGTGATGTACACAATGTTTTAACTTACGAATTTTTAGATTCTTTTGATACATTGAATGGTATTACTTCAGGCGCATTTGCCAATCAATTAATATCGGCAAATCCATTAACAAGGCAAAGAAAAATAACTAATTTTAATTATGTTACTTATCAACAAAGTGCTAAAAATTTAAACCCATATCCAATTATTGATGACTCAACAAATAGAAAAGGTGATAAGTTAAATCAAACTCCACAATCTATGTTAAAAATGATATTTTCTAATTTTGATAGTGCTAGTTCTTCTTATGTTGCTGGAGTTCCAGGTGCATCAGGAAACGATGTATATGCCGAAACATATATTCCTTATAGAACAGCACAATTACAATTAGCAAATTATACAAGATTAAGAATATCTGTGCCTGGTGATTGTAATTTAACTGTAGGTCGTGTTCTTACGTTTAATTTAATGTCTAGAAATGTAGGAAATAACGGAGCTCTCGATAAATATTACTCTGGAAATTACTTCATTACTGGAGTTCGACACATTATTGATTTAACTACATTTAGAACTATATTAGAAATAACAAAAGAAAGTGTACCAACTCCATATCCAGGAAATGATAATAAATCTACACTATGGAATAATACAGTAAAAGGAATTATATAATGGGTAAAGGTGCAAACAATCATAATTTTGCTGGTCTTAATGGTTTTGTATGGTGGCTAGGCGAAATTGAAAATCGTATGGATCCTTTAGGATTAGGCCGGTGTCAAGTTCGTATTTTTGGTTGGTATGGTGATGAAATTGCAACTGAAGATTTACCTTGGGCTTTTCCAATGAATCCAATAAATAACACAAGACATTTTGAAGCGCCTTCATTAGGTGAATGGGTCGTTGGATTTTTTATGGATAGTGAATCGGCACAAGTTCCAATAATGATGGGTGTTATACCCGGTATTAAACAAGACAATGATTACTAATGAAAGATAAAAAATGGCGTTTACAATAAAATTTGATCCAATGATAACTGTTCCAGGAAGTTATGGAAAATTAAAAGAACAAAATCCACCAAAAATTGTGGCAGAAGGTGATAAGATAATAGCAGGATTCCCAACAGTTCCAAAATTAGCTAGAGGTTCAATTGCAAATACTTCAATTGCATTATCAAATGCTGATATATGGCACATTTGCGATCCAAAATCACGGGTTGCTTTTCAACTGGCAGAAAAAAATGCTGAATTAAATAAAAAAATACAAGAAATTAGAAATAAAATTGTAACAGCATTAATTGGTGATGGAACAAGTCCTGTTATAACTCAAATTAAAGAATTTGTAAAAGATGCTTTAGCAGTTTTAAAAGTAATTCAAAATACATTAACTTATATTAATGAACAAATTAAAGCAGCAAAAGAACTTATTGCTGAAGTGAACTTTTTCGTTAATGTTGTTAAAAGTTTACCACAGAGAGTTGCTACTACCTTGACTCAATGTTTAGTTTTATTACAAAATGCTTTGAAAAAAGCATTGCAATTTGTGGCAGGTCCTGAATTAACAGAATTAATAACAACAACAAAAGATATTATCAGACAATCAAATCAAGCTGTAGCTGGAGTTAAAGGATTAAGCACAGATTTAAATGGTTTACAATCAAATTTAGCATCTGTTCCTTCTGCTTTATCAAAAGGAGTTGCTGATGCTTCAACAACACTCACATCAAGTTTGAGTAGTTTCAAAAATAATGTTACAAATATATCGGCCGCAATTACCGATGGTAATGGAACACCACTTGTTCAAATAAGTAAATCGAGACCTTAATCATGGCAGATAAAATTTACGGAAGTACATGGACTACATCAGCAAACACACAAGTAGGATCATACCCATATATTAACCTAACTCAAACTGAGGCAGGTCATATGGACATGAAGGATGACACGCCAGGTAGTGAGTCTATGAGGCGTCAACATGGTACATCAGGCACATATCAACATTGGTATCATAATGGTGATGCTGATGCTGTAGTTAAAGGTAATAATTTTACAGTTATTGTAAAAGATAATAATGTTTCAATCCATGGAGTTTGTAATATTGAAGTGTACCAAGACTGTAAACTTACTGTTCATGGTGATATGATATCGGAGATAGACGGAAGTTTAAAAGCAAGTGTTGGTGGAAAATCACATATACATACTGCAGGTAGAGTAGATTTGTCAAGTGATGGAGATATTAATATTACTGCTGGTTCTGGAGATACTTTAACTGGCCTTGGTGGTGGTACTATATTTTTAAATAGTCCGGCTGATGTAGTTGTTAGTGGCGACCTTCGTGTACAAGGTGCAATTACAGCAACATCAATATCTTCTAAAACAAATGTTACTGCTGGTTTTAAAGTTTTTGCTACTGGTGGATTAGAAACATTAGGTGGAGTGAATGTTGGTTGTGTAACTCCAGGTCCTTATGTGCCAACAGGAATTCTTACTGCAACAGCATCTATGAACGCACCATTGTCAATTCAAGGCATTTCATCATCAATTTTAGGGTTTGATGTAATGAACTTACTTACATTTAATACTCATGTACACCCTAAAACAGCGCCTCCACTAACTCCTATGATTGGGGGTTAATATATTATGCCAACAGTAAATAATGCTACAGGTTTATATACCATTTTAGGTTACAATTTTGATGACCCAAACGGGTATGTGCAAGTAATGAGTGCAGATACTCAATCACATATGAATTCTATGCCGGCTTTCATTACTGAATGGCAAGCCACAGATATTAAAAATGATGATGTTGGAGGTTATTATTATAATTCAGTTGCAAATGTAACACAAAGTGTATGGAATACTGCAAATTCAATTATAACATTGACCGCCAATGTTTCAAATTTAAACGCAACTTCATCAATTTATGAAGCAGCAACAACTTTAGCAGCTACTTCAAATACTTTTCTGATACACACAAATAGGTTATCAAATATTGAACCTTTTACTGGTTTAGTTGAGGATCAACCCTATTATTTAACGGCTTTAAATTATGGTAGAATGGCGTTATATATTACCAATCAAACAGATGCAATAACAAATACTTCACCAATAATGGGTAGTTTTACTAGTCTTTTAGTTACCCCACAGATAAGTGCAAAGGCTAATACAATTAGTTCTTATGTAAGTTTAATATCAGCAAGTATTGATCCTGCATCAAATACATCTAATTTAACAAATTCACAAATTACTCAAATTTATAGTGATTTAGCAAACACAAACAATTTGATGGGTGGTAGAAGAAATGCCGATGTGACTTATTATAACAATGTAAAGAATTTCGTAAATGACTATAATGCCGTAAAAGCCATTGGTAATATGAGTGAAACAGAAAAATACTTGGCAAACAATTTCATAGGAACAGCAAAACTCATCACAAGAATTAATTCCTAAAATTTCGAAATTTTGCGTTCCGGCCTAGAATTTCTCCGGCGACATCTCAAAACTTAGAAAAGCGAATTTACTTTTGCGTATAAATAAAGAATGGCAAACCTACAAAAAATATACTCCGATTTAGATTTAACTTTTAAAAGGTTACCCGTAACCAATGATGTTGCTTTAAGTTATGATGAACAGTCTGTAATTCGTTCTGTTAGAAATTTATTATTAACTGGTTTCTATGAAAGACCATTTCAACCAAATTTAGGTTCAAATTTAAATAAATTGTTATTTGAACCGGCAGACCAGTTGACAGCAAATTTAATTGAAAATGAAGTCAGAAATGTAATTTCAAATTTTGAACCAAGAATTACAATTAATACAATTAATGCATCAGTATCACCTGATGAAAATTCATTTAATTTAAGCATGACTTTTTTTGTGGGTAATAATACAAGAGCAACAACAGTCAATTTACTTCTTCAAAGGTCAAGGTAATGGCTTCAAATACAAATATAAACATAACACAATTAGATTTTAGCTCAATTAAATCTAATTTTATCAACTATTTACAAAAACAAGTTACATTCAAAGATTATAACTTTGAAGGTTCATCATTGTCTGTTCTTTTGGATGTTTTGGCATACAACACACAATACAATGCTTATTATTTGAATATGGTTGCCAATGAAATGTTTTTGGATTCAGCATTACAAAGAAGTTCGGTTGTTTCTCATGCCAAATTATTAAATTATACACCAAAATCAGCTATTGCTCCTTCAGCCGAAATATCTTTAGTTTTTAATGGTACTGCCAATGGAGCATTTACATTACCTAAATTCACTAATTTTACATCAGAAGCAATTAACGGAGTAAACTACAACTTTGTAACTGTAGATGCCAAAGCAGTCAATGCGATAAACAATACAGCAACATTCGATACTGTTATTATTAAACAAGGTGTACCAGCATCCTATAGATATACAGTAAATTCTACTTCTAATCCTTCATATACATTTCAAATACCTGATGCAACGATTGACACAACGACTATTGAAGTTGTTGTACAAGAATCATCAACAAACACATCAACTACTGTGTATAATTCAGCTGCAAATTATTTGACATTAAATTCAACGTCTACTGTATATTTTTTACAAGAAGCTTTAAATGGAAATTATGAAATATATTTTGGTGATGGTGTTTTAGGAAAGTTATTGTCTGATGGTAATATCGTAAATATTTCTTACGTTTCTACTGAAGGAACGATGGCGGCTGGTGCCAATAATTTTGTATTGATGGATTCAATACCAGGTTATACTACTCTACAAATATATCCTATTTTTGAAGCGTCAACAGGTGGAGACAAAGAGAGTATCACTTCTATTAAATTTCAAGCACCTAAGGCTTTCTCAGCACAAAGTCGTGCAGTAAGCAAAAACGATTACATTACTGCCATTCAACAGAATACATTAGGTTATGCATTTGATGCTGTTAATGTTTGGGGTGGAGAAGAAAATGACCCGGTTGTATACGGTCAAGTATTTGTTTGTTTGAAACCAACAGGTGGTTATAATTTAACTGCAACACAAAAACAAAGATTAATTGCTGAAGTTATTAAACCAATTTCAGTACTAACTGTTGTACCTACTATTGTTGACCCTGATTATACTTATATCCAAATAAATGCTTCAGTATATTACACAGCAGAAAATACAAATTTAACAGCAGCCCAATTATCAACAGGAATTAAATCTTCAATTCAAACTTGGGGTAATAGTTCATTAAACACTTTTAACTCTACGTTTAATTCATATGATTTGTTATCAACAATTCAAAGTTATAACCAATCAATTGTTAGTAGTGAATTTAATGTTAAATTACAAAAAAAGTTTTTACCAAATTTAAGTTTAGGTACAACATATAAGTTATATTATAATACTCCTATTCAACCAGGTAAATTTGGTAGTGGTATAACAAGTTATCCTGATTTACAATATAGAGACCCAACTAATCTATCTACAATTATTGATGGTATTTACATTGAAGAAGTTCCATCATCAACATATGGCGTTGATACTATTGATGTAATTAATCCAGGTTATGGTTATCAGTCAGCCCCAACAATTACTATTTTAGGTGATGGTTCTGGCGCTACTGCTACAGCAACTATTGTAAATGGAAGTATAACAAAGATTACAGTAGTTAATTCTGGTAATAATTATACACAAGCAATTGCAACAATAACTCCGGCATCTGGTGATACAACAGGTCAATTAGGTGCGGTTGTAGTCAATCTACAAGGTAGATATGGTACATTAAGAGCATATTATAATAACACAAACAAAGTTAAAACGATATTTAATTCTAACATTGGTACAGTTGATTACCTCAATGGTATTATTACATTAAATAACTTTAATCCTCATGGCGTTAATGACCCATTAGGTCAATTAACTCTTTCTGTTACTCCAACTACAAACATTATATCATCTTCATATAATAGAATTATTACTATTGATCCTTATGATTCAAATGCTATTAAAGTTAGTGTTACAGCCAAAACAAGTACATGATAACCAATAATCAAAAAACTTCAATACTAGTACCATCACAGTTACCTGAATTTATTCGGGATAACCCTGATTACGAAAATTTTGTATTGTTTTTGCAAGCTTATTATGAATGGATGGAATTACCGAACACATCCAATTCATTAATTACTACAGCAACTACACAACAAGGTGCAACATATGGTTCTAAAAATTTATTAGAATACCAAGACATTGATGAGACTATTGATACATTTACTTCACATTTTTATAATGAATTTATTTCTTATTTTCCTAATGAAATATTAGCTGATAAAAATAAAGTAATTAAGTTAGCTAAACAACTGTATCAAGCCAAAGGCACACCAGCATCATTTCAATTTTTCTTTAGAACATTATATAACTCTGATGTGGATTTCTTTTACACAAAAGACGCTGTACTAAAGGCTTCTTCAGGTAAATGGTATATTTCGAAAAGTTTAAAATTAGGTTCATCCGATTTAAATTTCTTAGAAACAAATAATTTAAGAGTTTTTGGTGAAACAACAAAATCAATTGCAACGATTGAAAATTCTGTTTTATCCAAAGGTAAAATTGAAGTATTCATTTCTAATATTGAAAGATTATTTCAATCAGGTGAATTTGTCCGTATAGTTGATGGTAATAACCAAAATGTTTATTTTAAAGATGGTAAAATAGTAACATCTACTACTCCTGGAGCTAAAACACTAAGAGCTAAAATTGTTGGTCAAATAAGCCAGATAAAAGTAACTCCTACAAAGAGAGGTTTATTATATGAAGGTGCCAACACATCATTAGGTTATCTTGGTGATCCAGTAGTTGTTTATGGTGGATTAAATAGTATTGGTGGTGTTGGTGCTACAGCAACCATTGGTGAAACAACTAAAGGTTCAATAAAAAGTATTGCAATTGCAAATGCTCAGGGCATTTTACTTGGTGGGTTTGGGTATTCTCAAGCAAGTATAATCACACCAAATACAGGTGTAATTAATATTACTAATGCTGGTGGTGCTACTGCTGAGATTGGTGGTGTTAATACAGAAATTACTTTTATTGGTAATTCTTTTTACAATCCAATATCAACTATTAGTTTTATACCAAATGATAGGATTGGTTCAAAAACGGCAGGTAATCCTTCAATCCAAGAAACAAAATATCTATTTGATACATCCAATGGTTTTATACTACACGCTGGTGTAGATTTAGGTTTGGCCTTTGCAAATGACAAAATTTATACTTCAAATCTTGGAGTTAATTTTTATTTTGCTAACATAGCAATATCAAATGCAAATACAACATTAATTAATGCGTTATCTTTTGCTCCATCATTCAATACATACCCAATTTCTTCTGTGATTGTTACAAACCAAGGTGGTGGTATAAAGAAAACACCAATTATTACAGCACAATCTTTATATAAGAGTCGAGATACCATATCGATGGGTGATTTGGGTGCTTTAGGTATTCTTGGACCTATTAAAATTGATAAAAAAGGTACAGGTTACGCCGTCAATGATAAGATAAACTTTATTGGTGGGTCCGGTTACGGTGCTTTTGCAAATGTGATTACTGTTGCTGCCAATGGAGCAATTCTAAATGTTGCTTATGTTTATGATAAAACTGGTTATCGCTCTTCATTAGGTGGATTAGGTTATAGATTAGACGCTTTGCCTACACTTACCATTACGTCTAGTGCGGGTGTAAACGCTGAATTATCAATTGCTGGTATTATTGGCCAAGGCGCTGCGTTTGTTCCAGAATTAGACCGAGTTGGTTCTATAACAAAAATTAATATTTCTGATTACGGTGAAGATTATATTTCTCCACCGAATGTTTCATTTAAGGTACAAGATGTTGTTGTAACAAATATAAGTCCTGGTAACTATCCAAGTAGAGGAGACATTCTTTACCAAGGTACTGGTATAGCTACAGCTTCATATTTGTCGACCGCAGAATCATTAACATTAGTTCAAAATGATTTGGATCCAACAAAATCTTTATATATTTTAAGAACTTATAATTATAATTCTACTCCAAACATTGCTCGACCAATTTTAGCTAATAATAAAAATTATTCTTTGAATATTTCAAGTACCTATGCTTCAACAATACTAACACAGTTTGATGGTATCAATAGTCAGAGATATGCCAACGGAGTAATTACATATGGTGATGGTACGGCAACAGGATTTGCCACATTCTTGAATGGTTTAACATTAGGTGCAGGACAATACTTAGATTCTTCCGGTCAACCTAGTTCTTATGATGTGTTACAGAATGAGATTTATAATAATTACACATATCAAATTACATTAGAAAAAGAAATTGCCAAATACAGAACAGCATTATTGAATCTGTTACATCCTACTGGTATGAAAGTGCTTGGCCGATTTGCTATGAAGTCTAATAATAATTTTGATATATCAATATCAGATGCTTTACAGACAGGTAACACATTATTTCATTTTACAGCCAATGCCAATTCGGCCGCAACGATAAGTTCCAATGGAGATTTTAGTCAATTAAGTTCAAATGTTATATCATTTAGTAGTTTACCTTGGTCTGGTATTGCTAACTTAGCAAATATTTTTACTCAAAATACCATAATTTCTTTTGTAAATCAAGCCAATGATTCTTTCTATGGTATAGTGAATACAATAAACACCCTTGCCAATACAGTTACATTAAAGAATAATGTTTGGTTGAGTATGATAAATGTGGCAAGAGGATCTGCGGTCTCTGGATCCAACACTATAAATATATCAAATGTTTATACTTCATCATATAATCTATTCAATAATGGAAATTATAGTTCTAACAATCCGATAGTTGATATTATTCAAGTTGGTGATTTTATTAAATTAAATAATGAGGTAAAACTCGTAACTAGTATCAATTACACCACCAAAATATTAACTTTGGCAAACAACTTTACATACAGTAATACTGGAAATATAAGTGTGAACAAAGTATTTACAACTAAAGCTGCAAATGTTCAGATAACTAAACTCACATCAGCAGGATATACTTAATAAATAAAATATGGCAAATCAAAATCTACTTACTTACGGATTCAATACTTCTCAAATAAAACAAGATTATTATGCTCCTAGTCTTGTTCTATCTGGTACAACTTCGCCTACAGAGGCAGTTTATTGTTTCTTATCACAAGTTATTCCTTGGTCTGATGATAATAATCCAGATATACCATTACAAACACAAAAATATTTAAAAAATATATACAAAAGTATGTTTGTAGCGAAAAAAATCACAACAAATAATATAATTCCCGTAGCACAAAGAATAGATTGGTCTGCAAATACAAACTATGCTTATTACCAAGATGATGTTGATATGTTTGCTAGGTCAAATACAACAGGACTTTTAGTTAAGAATTTTTATGTAAAGAATAGGTATGACCAAGTATTTAAATGTTTGGCCAACAATAATGGAGGATTATCTAATACAGAACCTTTCTTTCAACCAGGAACTTATAATACAAATCAAGTTTTTACTAGCGGTTCTGATGGTTACAAGTGGAAATATATTTACACAATAGATATTGGTACAAAAACAAAATTTATGGATTCAACTTGGATGCCTGTACCAGTTGGTTCACAAACACCAAATGCAACAACTACAGCTGGTACTGGTAGCATTGATGCTATCATACTCACGAATGGTGGCACCAAATATGAGCCTTCAAATACCACAATTTCAATCACTGGTGATGGTACTGGTGCATCTGCTAATTTAACAATTAGCTCTGGAGTTATCACAGATATTAATATATTTAATCCAGGGTCAAATTATACATACGCCAACGTGTCTATTACGTCTGCTAATACACAGGCTTCAAATGCAGCGGCATACGCACCTGTGTCTCCTGTAGGCGGCCACGGTTACGATCCAGTATCCGAATTAGGATGTAATCACATTATGTACATTACAGAGTTTAATTCAACTGAAACATTAAATGGTGTTGATTATATTCCAATTGACATTGACTATCGACAAGTTGGTTTATTGATTAATCCAATGGCTGATGATACTTATCCAGCGTTTGCTAATGGTTCAATATATGATTTAAGTACGCACGTAACTGTTGCATCAGGTTTTGGTACATATACTCCTGACGAAACCGTAGTTCAAATTGATATTAATCCAAACAGTACAACATATGGTCAAGCTATTTTTACGGGAACAGTTTTAAGTTTTAACACATCAACTAATGTAATTAAGCTCATAAATACAAATGGAACTATAACAAAAAATTTGTCAATACAAGGACAAACTTCAGGGACCACAAGAACTTTACTAGCATCAACCACACCAAAGTTTATGAAATTCTCAGGATACATAGCTTATATTCAAAATAGAAGTGCTGTACAGAGAAGTTCGGACGGAATAGAACAATTTAAGTTTGTACTAGGATACTAAAGGAATAAAATGGCATTAAATTTTAACGTTGACCCATATTACGATGACTTTGACCCGTCAAAAAACTTTCATCGCATCCTTTTTAAACCTGGTTATGCGGTACAAGCTCGTGAATTAACACAAGCACAAACTATTTTACAAAGTCAAATTTCCAAATTTGCCGATAATATATTCTCACAAAATACACCTGTAACTGGTGGTAAAGTTACAACAAATTTAAATTGTTATTATCTAAAATTAAATACACAGTATGCTGGCGTTGATATTACAGCCTCAAATTTTCTTAATAAAGTTATTCAAGATTCTACTGGTACAATATTAGCTAAAGTTATTAAGACAATCGAAACAACTACATCAGGCACAGTCACGGGGGATCCACCAACACTTATTGTTTCATACTTATCTGGTGTTAAATTTTCTGATGCACAAGTGATTTATTGTGCTGATGGTTCGAATTTTAATGCAACAACTACTGGCACTTCAGGTGGCACTACTTGTACGGGATTATCTTCCGTAGCTTCCATTTCTGATGGTGTTTTTTATGTTGTTCGTGGTTATTCACAGTCATCGACACCTAATGCTGATGGCAGTTTCACAAAGTATTCTATTGGTAACTTTGTTTCTGTTCAACCACAAAGCACTATCTTAAGTAAATATAATAATTCACCTTCGGCTAGAGTTGGCTTACAAATTACAGAAACAATTTATGATTACATTAATGATGCTTCTTTATTAGACCCAGCAATTGGTGCTTCAAACTATCAATCTCCAGGTGCTGACCGTTATGTAATTCAATTAGAATTAATTACTTTACCTTTAACATTAGGTAATGATGATGGATTTATTGAATTACTTCGTATTGAAAATGGTAATATATTAAAGCAAACTGATGGTACAGTCTACTCTGTTATTGATGACTATTTTGCTAAACGTGACTATGAAACTAACGGTGATTACATTGTTAATGATTTTAAATTAACTCCAAACACAGAGAGTTCTGGTGATTCAACCAAATATAATTTAGGTATAGGACCTGGTATTGCTTATGTTCATGGTTACAGAGTAGAGAATCAATCAAAAGTTTTGTTGACAGGTAATAGAGCGCAAACAACCGAATCAGTAAATAATAATGATGTTTATATTGATTATGGAAGTTACTTCTATGTTGATAATGCCAATGGAGTATTTGATGTTACAAGTATGCCTAGTGTGGATTTACATTCAGTTCCAGCTTCAAATATTGTTTCTACAAATACAACTACATACACATCAACATTAGTTGGTACTGGTTATATTAGAAACTTATCATACAGTTCATTTGGAACAAATTCTAATACAAAATCATACGTATATAAGGCATATGTTAATGATGTAAAAACAAATACATTAAGTAGTAATGCAACTGGTTCATCAACAACTACTAGTATTGCTTTCTATGATACGACAGGCAAATTCTCATCTAAAGCCAACGCATACTATGGTGCCACAATATCTATTACTGGTGGTACAAGTGTTGGTGATATTAGAAAAGTTGTTTCATATGATGGTTCTACAAAAGTTGCTACTGTTGACCAAGCATTTACAATAACACCAGATACAACATCTAATTTTTCTATCGTCTTTAATACTACAGATATTGAATCTATTGTACAAGTTAATGGTTCATATGGATTAACAGCTAACGTAAATATTAATTCAAATAGTGGTAAAGTTAGTGGTATTAATACTGGTGATACAATTTATCAAAGTGCTGGTATGCCAGAAATGATATTCAGTCTTGGTTATCCATTTGCAGCCACATTAACTAATACAGATTATCACTCAACAAAAGTATATCGTGGAAAAACATTTACAGGTAACGTGTTAACATTAGATTCTAAATCAGGTAATGCTAGTAGCCCAATTAGATTCCAAGGTTCAAATACATTAAGTGCTGATGCAGTTAAACAAAATTTTATTGTTATTGATAGAGCAACAGGCAGTTTATTAGACTTCTCATCATCAGGTAATACAATATCCATTTCAGGTGGTAATACTGCAACATTTACAGGTAATACAACATCAGGAATATATTCTGGTAAGACTGTTGATATTATTGCTCAAGTTCAAGTATCAAGTGGTGATTCAACTTCATATGTTTTAAAGAGTAAAAATCTTGTTAAAGGCAATACAACTGCTGCTCTTGCTCAGGTTTCTGGTACAGTAGTTGCCACAAACTCATATGTGTATCCAACAGCAGGCCAAGTTTACATTCTTAATGCTGGCATTTCTAATCCACCATCTTCAATATCATTGTATGTTAGTGATGTTAAGAAAATTAAAAAGATTGTTGATACAAAAGCATCAGCAACAGTTGTAACAAATGCCATGTTATCAGATTCTACATATGATGTTACAAACTTCTTCTCATTTGATAATGGTCAAAGAGATAATTTTTATGACCATGCTTCAATTAAGTTATTACCTGGTGCTCCAAAACCACAAGGTAATATTTTAGTTATATTTGATTGTTATGACCATACTGCAGGTAGTAGTGGCGATGGATACTTTAGTGTTCGCTCTTATTTGGGTTTCGGTTCTGGTGGTGTTGCCACTTCTCCAGAAAATTATGCAGAGATTGGAAGTTATACAAGTACACACGGTACAACATACAGACTTGCTGATTCTGTTGACTTTAGACCAGTCAGAGCAAACTTCTCAACAACACGTACTTGGGAATATACAGCCACACCAACAAATTCAAATGATGTGGGTACATTGATACCTTATAACCTTTCAAATTTCCAAGGTGATTATTCTTATTATTTGGGAAGAAAAGATAAATTAATTTTAACTAAGGATAAACAATTCTTAATTATAGAAGGTACACCATCTACAAATCCTAGATACCCAACTGAGCCAGATGGCTCTTTGGTTCTTGCAAATATATCACTTGACCCATACACAGCTTACGTTCCTGGTGAAAACTCACCTACTCAAACATCTAGTTTGTCAATTAACAAAGTATTACACAAACGTTGGGCTAAAAAAGATATTACAGACTTGGAAGACCGTGTTAATAATTTAGAGTATTATACCTCATTAAATTTATTAGAACAAAATGCACAATCATTACAAGTACCAGATGCAAACGGTTTAAATCGTTTTAAAAATGGTATTCTTGTTGATGACTTCTCATCTTTCTCTACTGCTGATACAACCAATCCAGATTATAGTTCAAATATTAACATTAGAAAAAATCAATTGTCACCGTTGTCGTTGGTTAATAATTTTCAATTACAAAACCCAGCTGTATTAGCTAGTTTAGGTACTTTATCCAAAACAAATACATATGCAGTATCTAGTATATCTGGAGCACAAACAAATATATTTACACTACCATACACAACATCTAATGTGATTGTTCAACCTTTGGCAAGTAGTACGATAAGCGTCAATCCATTTAATGTGGTTGTTCAAGAAGGTGTTACACAATTGAACCCTCCAATGGATAATTGGGTTGATAACAATCAAGCGCCTGCAATATTAGTGACCGACCCAGCATTACAAGTATATCAGCAGTCAGCTGGTATTAATTATACTAATATGGGCGATTGGCATACAATACCTGGTACAACAACTTCAACTTCAACAACAACAAATTATGAGAACCATGGAAGATTTAATGGTCCATATGGCGGTAATATTGGTTATAGTCAAACATTAACCAATACTTACGGAAGTCAACTACAAAATATTACATCAAGTGGTTATACATCTATACCCACAGGTTCAGCAATTAACAATGGATTTTTAACAAACATTTCTATATTGCCTTATATTAGACCTCAACAGATTGTAGTGAAAGCTAAAGGTTTATTAGTAAATACTCCTATTTCAACATTCTTTGATGGTAAAAATGTTGGTCAATATATGACCGCACCAAACACGATTGAATTAATTAATGTTAATGCTACAAATGGTGGTTTTAAAGAGAATGATATCGTAGGTTTTTATCTTGCGGGTACAGGTAATTTCTATCCTGTTGCTCGTGTTATTTCTGTTTATAATTATCCAAACTTTGGCACATCAGGTTCAGCAAATACTTCAAGATTGTATGTCGCTAAAGTTGTTAATACAGCAAACACTTATGGTACAACAACTTTACAAAATGCAACCTTTGATTCAAATGGAAATTATTTAAGTTCTGGTAACACAGCGCAAGGAACACTAACATCAACTAACATCATTAATTTACACCAATCAGGAACAGTATCAGGTGTTGGTGGTGGTTATGCTAACGTATTAGGTGGAAGTGCAACGACACAATACTATGTGGCACCAGATGTAGGTAATTATAGTTCATTCTTAAATCAATATGGCATTTGGGGTGACCAAACTAATAGTGCAACATATAATGCTGCTTTCCCTGTAATATTTTCAAGTACAGATACATATACATTAACTATCGCTTGTTCAGGTTCAGCAACAGTATATTCAAATGGAACATCAATTGGTACATCGTCTTCTGTATCACCAACAACGACAACCGTTTCTATTTCAGCAAGCGCAAATCCAAAAACAATATCTTGGTCTGCATCAAGTAGTGGAACAACAACTTCTGCTTTTGCTTTAACAATTACAAATTCAGCTGGCACGATTGTATTTGATACTATTAATCCAGTTTACTATTCAACATATAGTATACCAACAGGAGTATCAACTGAAATTATTATGCCAAAAGGTGGTGCATGGTTTACAGGAGTAAATCAAGTTAAATTGGCTTCTGATGCTTCTTCAAATACAAACTTCTATGCTGGTTCAACTATCAATATCACATCAAAATATGTTTATGAAGTAACCGTTGCTGCTACATATGTTCCTCCCCCACCAGCACCTTCAGGTGGTGGCGGTGGTGGTGGACGGGTAATCTGTACTCATATGACTGAGATTGGTGAAATGTCATTGGATGACCTTGCTGCTGATTTAGAATTTACAAAACAAATTGATGAGAATACAATCAAAGGTTATCATTCTTGGGCATTTTTCATTGTTGACCATATGAGAAAACATCCAAAATCATTAGTAACTACGATTGCAAAATACTTGGCACAACATAGGACCAATGAGATTAAATATCAATTAGGACTTACAGATAAACCAGATTATATTGGTAAGTATGTAAGATTCTTTGGTGAAACTTATTGTTGGGGTTTAGGTACTCTCATAAATAATTCAAATATGGTTAATGTAAAAGAAAAAATACAAAAACAACTTGAACAAGCAGAGAAAACATTAAAAGAACCAAGCATGAATTATATTGCTAAGGTGTATGAAAAGGCATTCAAATGAGATATATTAAAATTATTCTTTCTCTACCTGCTATTCTTATTGGTGGAATTGGCCTAGTAGCTTTATTTTCTGTTCTGGTTCCAAAAACTCTTATCAACAAAGTGGTAAAATAAATGACAACACAAACATTTTCAAGCATTTACAATTATACCGCAACTATAACAAGTTATGATGCAACTACAAAAATTGCTACATTAGATACTCCTGTAAACATTTCTTTAGGATATAATGATGATTATGGTGTTGTAGCTTCACAATATAGCCTCGATGGTCGTTTATCAAATATCTCGTCAGCAATTCAATCAGGCAGTACTGCCACATTATCTACTGATGAAAAAGGTAATTTTGTTGGTATCTTTAACGTTCCGTCTACCACATTTCAAACTGGTACAAGAGTATTTCGTATTGATAATAGAACTGTTGCAACTGCTCCTGAATCAGCAACAACATATTCTGAAGCCACATTTACTGCCTCCGGATTACAGACTTCATCACAACAATTAAATTTTTCACCTTCTGTCGATGCAGCCGCAGGTTCTTTCACACAAGTAAATCAAATAAGTAATCAACTTATTGGAACAATCTCATCAATTTCTCCTTATGATCCTTTAGCACAAACATTTATTGTAGAAAAAGATAATTATCCTAACGGTATTTTTATAAAATCTATAAAACTATTTTTCTATTCAAAACCAACACAAGATATTCCTGTTACTGTATCGATTGTTGGTACATTAAATGGATATCCTAACGGTCAAGTTGTGCCTTACTCAACTAAATTATTACATCCAAATCAAGTATTGACATCAAATAATCCACATTACTTAGATTCTAAAACATATACAGAATTTATGTTTGATGCTCCGGTTTATATACAACCAGGTGAATTGTATGCGTTTATGATTAAATCAACTTCAGCTGATTATCAATTGTATTATGCGCAACAAAATACTTTGGCTGTTCCTTCAACGGCTAAAGCTTTACCGACAGATGATAAACCATCAAATCCAACTAAAATTGGTGCTTTACCACAGGTTGGTTCATTATTTGAATCACAAAATGCCATCACATGGACAGCAGACCAAACTAAAGATTTAATGTTTGTAATAGATAAATGTGTATTCAGTACAAGTAGTGCAACAATACCATTTGTTGTTCCACAAAATTTACCATTTAGAAAAATGGGTGCTGATGATATTTTACATAAATTAAATCCTGATAGTGTGTCTAATTTATATGGTAACCATTCACAAGATGCTTTAGTTGATGCATTAAATGTTTCAACTACAGATTTTGTTCCTTCTGGTGCATCTATTAATTATTCTTATATCACAACTTTAAATTCAGACCACACAAAAACAACAGCGCAATCTATTACTCCAGGAAAATTTGGTACACCAACTCCAGAGAGTGTTTATTTGGATGATGGACTTGGAGAAAGAGCTTTACTACAAACTTCAAATAATTCATTCTCTTTATATGCTACATTAAGTACTACTGATTCTGATGTAAGCCCTATTATTTCAGATGACGGAGTTTCACTTTACACAGTAAGATACTTAATTAATAATATGGAGTTAAGTAATTCAGTTATTGGTATTACTGCTTCAGGTAATGGTTATAGTGTTCTTACATCTACTGTTACAGTTAGTGCTCCGGATCTTTCTACTGGCGTACAAGCAACCGCTGGAGTTACAGCGAATGCTAGTGGTTCAATTACATCTTGTTATATAATAACTCCTGGTTCTGGTTACATCAAAACACCTACAATTACTATTAGTGACCCAACAACAAGGTCTGGAAAATCAAATGCTTCTATTGTAGTGTATGGAGAAACTTCACCTAAAGGTGGTAATTCTTGGACTAAATATTTTACTAAGAAAGTTGTACTCACACCAAGTAATGATTCTGGTGATTTGAGAGTATTCTATACTGCTTATAGACCAACAGGTACAAACATTTTTGTTTATTACAAAATATTAAATAGAAATGATACACAAAATTTTGAAGATGGTTCTTGGCAGTTGATGTCAACTTTAAGTAATCCTAATACATTCTCAAACTCAAGAGATAATTTAATTGAATTTGAAGCTGCTCCTGGTGTTTATGGTAGTACTCAAGCCAATAATAATATTTCTTATACAAGTACAACTGGCCAAACTTATACAGAATTTAGTCAATTTGCCATTAAGATTGTATTGGCAACCAATGATAATACTGTTGTACCGTATTTAACAAATCTTCGTGCATTGGCACTACCACCAGGAACAGGTATCTAATATGTTAGTCAAAGTAAATAATTCTACTTTTGTAAGAGACACAAATAGTATGGCTCTTATGGATACTGATATGGCTTCTAAAAATGAATACTTATCCAAAGTTCGTATGTTACAGACACAAAAAGAAGAAATAAATAAAGTAAAATCAGAAATTGCAATCGTCAAAGATGACCTTCAAGAAATCAAACATCTATTGACACAATTAATAAGCAAAGGTTCAAATGTCTAACGCATATTCTTTATTAAGTACTGGTAATACTTTTGGTGATTGGATTGTCACAACCAATGCTCTAACAAAAGAAAACAATGATTTTCATGCCAATAATTATCATAAAAATTCAGGTACGTTATACTTAGATGATTCTTCATTAGGACTACAAGTAAATAATCAAGCAATTTTTGCTGGTTCTTTACAAGTAACCGGTACTGGTTCGTCAGCAACTATTCAAAATAATTTAACGGTACAATCAGGACAAGTATACCTTCAAAATACACAACTAACTTTAATTGCTTCTGGCCTTATACAAGCCAACGGACCTGGTACAGGACTTTATGTTGCCAACACTTCTAATCTTGCTGGTAGATTAAATGTTACAGGTAATACATTTTTAGGAAACAATTTAAATGTAGTTTACAATACAACTACAAGTAACAGTATTACATCACTTGATTCATATGTTGGTAGAACTTTAAATGTAGTTGGAAAAACTTGGACTGATGTATTACAAGCCAATACAAGTGCCAATACTAGGTTATTAACTGTTACTGGTAATGCTTATATAGATATTGTACAAGCTAATACATCAATAAACACAGCAAATTTAAATGTTACAAATAATGTAACGACTGCTAATTTAGTAGCCACAGGTAGTGTTTATGTAACCAATAATGTAACAACATCTAACGTGGTTGCTACAGGTAGTGTATATGTAACCAATAATGTAACAACATCTAACGTGGTTGCTACAGGTAGTGTATATGTAACTAGCAATATTAATGCATCCAATGTTGTGTCTACAAACGTAACTGCTTCAGGTAATATATTTTCATCTAATTCTTTTGTTACAAGTAACATAACTACATCTAACGTGGTTGCTACAGGTAGTGTGTATGTAACTAATAACGTAACTACATCTAATGTAGTAGCCACAGGTAGTGTCTATGTAACTACTAATATTAATGCGGCCAATATTATATCAACCAATGTTACCGCTTCTGGTAACATTATAAGTTCTAATGTATTTGTAACTAATAATGTAACTACATCTAACGTAGTAGCCACAGGTAGTGTTTATGTAACTACTAATATTAATGCAGCTAATATCGTATCGACTAATATAACGGCTTCGAGTAATATATTTTCATCCAACATATTTGTAACAAGTAATATTACTACATCAAATGTTGTGGCTACAGGTAATGTATGGGTTAATAGTAATGTACAGGCATCCAATGTTGTAGCTTCGAAATTATATGTTTCAGGTGCAACACAGTTAGTTGGTACAGCAAACACTACTACTGACTTAGGAGTTGGTGGTAATTTGAATGTACCTAATATTTTATTCATGGGTAATTCAACATCATCAGCAAACATTTATAGTTTGGTTGTTGGTCAATCAGCAGGTAATGGTGGATTAACCGTACAAGGTAATTTCACTATTGCTTCACCAACAATATATCAAGCACCAAGCTTTACATTATATGGTGGTACAGCAATTGCAGCAGGTAATTATGCATATTTTAATGTAAATAGATTACCTGGAACTAATGCTTCAATTCGTTGGAATGAAACAAATAAAGAATGGGGCGTTGCAAACGTCATTAGTGGTTCTGTTTATCGTATTGTAACTGATGAATATGCAAGTGGTAATTCTTATTCAAGTAATTCAATGACATATGCAACATCATATGCTTTGGCAAATGCTAATACATTTTTACAAACATTAGATACTACATCTAATACTGCCATGAAAGCCTATGTTGACCAAGCAAACACAGGCATGAAAGCCTATGTTGACCAAGCAAACACAGGCATGACATCATATGTAGTTGCTTCGAATACTGCTATGAAGGCATATGTAGACCAAGCAAATACTGGTTTAAAATCATACACCGATGCTGCACATTTCGCAAAATCTGGTGGAGATATTACAGGAACAACAAATGTACAAAGTACATTATTTGTAACATCAACATTGTCAGCCAATGGTGGTATAAAAATTGGCAGTACAACCATTGCAAATGCTGCTGGTTATTGGACAGGTCCTACTGCTCCTGGTTTTCAAGGTCCTCAAGGATTTCAAGGTGTACAAGGTGTTGCTGGTTTTCAAGGTCCTCAAGGATTTCAAGGTGTACAAGGTGTTGCTGGTTTTCAAGGTCCCCAAGGATTCCAAGGTGTTCAAGGTGTTGCTGGTTTTCAAGGTCCCCAAGGATTCCAAGGTGCTACTGGTGCTCAAGGTCCCCAAGGATTCCAAGGTGCTACTGGTGCTCAAGGTGCTACTGGTGCTCAAGGTGCTACTGGTGCTCAAGGTCCTCAAGGATTTAATGGATTTAATGGTACACAAGGTGCTACTGGACCACAAGGTCCTACTGGTGCTCAAGGTGCTAGCGGGGTTCAAGGTCCTACAGGACCACAAGGTTTATCGAGTGGGTCAAGTTTAGTAGTTAGCGGTCCTTTAACTGTTGGCACACAAGGTGCTCCAAATATATCTGCATATATTATCAATAATGGCCAAGGGCAAATTATAGCTAATACATATAATACTAATGTCAGTACTGGTAATAATCTTGTCTGTGTCACCACACTAGGTGGTATTGGCAAGGCAATAAGGTTTGTGACGCAATCAAGCGGTGGAAACTTTCAAGATGCGGGTTATTTTGGTTCTGGAGGTCCAATTACTCCGGGTCTTAGTTGGTCAATTCAAATGACTGCTACTGGAAAAAGTTACTACTTTACTTCAGATGGAGATTTTACAGCACCAGGTAATATCACTGCCTACTCTGATATGAGACTGAAAACTAATGTAACAACAATTAATAATGCTTTAGATAAAGTTTCTGCTCTTCGTGGTGTAAGTTTTGATAAAGACGGCAAACGTGGTCTTGGTGTAATTGCTCAAGAAATTCAAAAAATATTACCAGAGGTTGTACTTGAAAATAATGATGATGATAAAACATTATCTGTAGCTTATGGTAATATTGTTGGTGTTCTGATTGAAGCTATCAAAGAACTCAAAGTTGAGATTGACGAATTGAAGAAAAAATAATGGCATAAATATCCAATAGGATAATGATTTCACAGAGGAAACAATGCCAGCTGCATATACCAATCTTTACATAGAACAAGGTGCGACTTTTTCAACAAGCATCACATTAGATGATGTGTATGGTGATGCTTATAATTTGGTAGGTTATACAGCCAATAGTCAAATTCGTAAATCTCACTATTCTTCTAATACAACAGCGATATTTCAAACATCAATTAACTCAAATACAGGTTCAATTACATTGAATTTATCGGCTGCAAACACAGCAAATATTCCAGCAGGTCGTTATGTGTATGACGCCAAAATTACTGACCAAAGTAATAATGTATTGAGAATATTAGAAGGAATTGCTGAAGTATTACCATCGGTAACAAGATAATGCCAAATGTAACAATCACTCCTCCAGCCTCAATTAATGTAAGAGTTGGAACTCCAACTCCACCTACGGTTACAAGCCGTAATTTAGGTAATAGATTACACCAAGCACCAGATTTAAACTTAAATGGTTTGGCTGATGGTTCTATTATTGCATATAGTGCTAACACAGATAATTTTTATCTAACAAATGCAGGAACTTTACCGTTTAATTTAACATCACTTGACGCAGGGTATTTCTAAATTGGCCAATACAATAATACAAATACTCCGGTCATATGTAACTGCCGTACCAACAGATTTAAATGATGGTGAACTAGCCTATTCTTTTGTTTCAAATACACTTTTTATTGGTAATAACAATAGTAATGTAATTAAAATTGGCGGACAGTATTATATTAACACTCTTGAAAATGCAACTAGAAATAATACGGCAAATACATTAGTTTTTAGAGATTCTAATGGTTCTGCCAATGTTTTTGTAGATTTAATAGATGGTGGTAGTTTTTAATAAATAGAATAATAAAAATAGAATAACAATAACAGGATCCAAAAATGGCTAATACAAATATTTTAATTAAACGGTCAAGCGTTACTTCTTCTCCGACCAGTTTAGCTTCAGGTGAATTTGCATATTCGTACCTTTCAAACACACTTTTCTTAGGTAATACTACTGGAACTGGCATTGTTAATATTGGTGGTCTACTTTATACTCAAACAATTGACGCAGCAACTTCTGCTAATACAGCAAATACGTTAGTAAAACGTAGGTCTGATGGTGCTTTTTTTGGTCAATTATTTGGTACTGCTAACTTAGCTATTGCAACTGTATCAAATAATACTTTCCAGATTTCTGGTGGTGATATTACCGCTTCAGCACAATACTTTCAAGGCAATAATAATGTCTCATTAAATGCTTCTTTAAATAGTGTTTCAGGATTAAGTGCAGGTTATTACGGTAATCCAACAAGTATTCCTACATTGCAAATTGGTGCAAACGGTCGTATTCTTTCTGTAACAACTAATACAATTTCTTCTAGTATTGTAGTTTCAGGTAACTCAGGTACTAGTACATTACAAACAGGTAATGTACTTTCAATCATAGGTAACGGAACAGGTATCGTTGTAACTGAAACTGCTAATGGTTCAGGTGGTGCTAACGTAGTTATTTCTACTGATAATACGATTGCTCGAACTAATACAACTTCGGTTGGTCTACAAACTATTTCTACTGACTTAACAATTGCTGGTAATTTAATTGTTACAGGTACACAAACATTTGTAAGTACTGCTACTGTACAAACTAATGATTCTTTAATTAAATTAGCTGCAAATAATAATACATCGGATGTTGTAGATATCGGTTTCTATGGTGGTTCTAATACAGGTTCTTCTGTAGCTTATCACGGTTTGATTCGTGAAGGTTCAGGTGGTACATCTGCTGGTAATTTCTATTTGTTTAAGAATTTAACAACAGATCCAACAGGCAATACAGTAAACTATGCATCGTTAACTAAAGCATCTTTGATTGCTGATTTAGGTTTATCTAGTAACGTATCATTAACAACCGGCGTAAGTGGTACATTACCTGTTGCTAATGGCGGTACAGGAACTACAACAAGTACTGGTACAGGTTCAGTTGTTTTAAGTCAGAGTCCAACATTTACTGGTACTGCAAACTTTACAAATATCAACGCTGCATTAATTTCTGTTGGTACTACAACATTCGTTGCAAATAATTTACTTAGTTCTTTCTCTGCTAACAGTAATACTTTTGCACAATTTGTTATTCAAAATGCTAATACAGGAACACAATCATCTGTCGATTTCGTTGTAAATAACGATAGGTCTACTAACGACACCTACTTTGGTGACTTTGGTATGAACAGTTCTGGATTCTCTGGTCCAGGTGTATTAGATAAACCAAATGCAGTTTACTTATATTCTCAAGATGCAGATTTAGTTCTTGGTACACATAGCGCTAACGCAATTCACTTTGTAGTGAATAATGGTACTACTGATGCCATGAACATCAATTCGTCTGGTGTTGTTACTTTAGGTACTGCTCTTGGTGTTCCGTCTGGTGGTACTGGTGCAAGCACGTTTAATTCTGGTCAAATGATAGTTGGCAATGGTACAGGCGCCTTACAATCATTAGCAAATTCATCATTAACAGTTACAGGAACTTCCGGTCTACAAAATAATACAATCACTTCTGTATCTGTTGACGCTTATGGTAGAACAACTGCTTTAACATATTCCGCAATCTCTGGATTAACAGTAGGCCAAGGCGGTACTGGGGCTTCTTCATTTACAACAAACGGTATCACTTATGGTAATGGAACAGGTGCGATTGGTGTTACCGCTGCTGCAGGTACTTCTGACCAAACTTGGTCAAATCAAATTCTTACTGTAACAAATGCAGGAGTTCCTGTTTGGACAACAACAATGGATGGTGGCACGTTCTAAAATTTATTAATTTATTATAGGAGTTTGAAATGAGTAATGAGAATTATGTTAATTATTATGTAGAAATTTTAACAAGTACATTAACGGACGCAATTGTAAGAAATGTTTCTTTACAGGCAAATGCAAAAGTTACTAATGAAGTTATTGAAACACAATCTAAACAATTAGATAATTTAAATGGTATTATTGATAATTTAAATGATGAATTAGAAATAATTAAACATAATAATTCTGTTGATAATGATAATCGTATAGAAAATTTACAATCAGAATTGAAACAAAAAAATGAACATATTGATAATTTGAACAGACAAGTAAATGAATTAAATTCAATGAGGTCTGAATATGATAATGTAAAACATCAAATTTCTCATTTAGATACTTTTAGAAATGAACTATCTAAAGAAAGAGATTTACATCAAAATACTCGCAATGATTATGAAAGTAAATTAAAAAATTTACAAGAATCACATAGTGAAAAAATTAAAGAATTGACTGATAAAATTGACTATTTACAATTAACTCCTGCCAAACGTAAAAAAATTGATGAAATAAAAAATACTGTTGTTATTGAAAATTTAGAAATTGTTACACCAGAAAATAATACCATAATAAAGGATGGCGGAAGTTTTTAATTAAATGGCAAATACAACAATAGTATTAAAAAAATCTGGAGTTCCTGGCAACGTACCATCAACACTAGCCAACGGTGAACTTTCGATTAACTACGCTGACGGTAAATTATTTTATCGTGCGGCTAATGGAACAATCTCAACAATTTCCGGTTCAGGCGGAGGCGGAAGTTCGGCAAATTCTTTTGCCACAATTAATTCAAATTCATCTTTAATATTAGCTACAAGTGCCAGCGATACACTCACTTTTACTGGTGCAAATGGTATTAGTATTACAACGAATACAACATCAAAAACAATTACTATTGGTCAAGGTGCTTCAGGTCCACAGGGTGTACAAGGTGCTACAGGTCCACAGGGTTCTCAAGGTTCAACTGGACCTCAAGGTGTACAAGGTTCAACTGGACCTCAAGGTGTACAAGGAGCTACCGGTCCACAAGGTTCTCAAGGTTCAACTGGACCTCAAGGTGTACAAGGAGCTACCGGTCCACAAGGTGTACAAGGAGCTACCGGTCCACAAGGTTCTCAAGGTTTAACTGGACCTCAAGGTTCTGTAGGTGCTCAAGGTTCTACTGGACCTCAAGGCGTACAAGGTGCCACAGGACCTCAAGGTTCTGTAGGTGCTCAAGGTTCTACTGGACCTCAAGGTTCTGTAGGTGTTCAAGGTTCTACTGGACCACAAGGTTTTCAAGGTTATCAAGGTAGTATAGGTCCTTATGGTCCAACAGGCCCTCAAGGTAGTACAGGACCTCAAGGTGTACAAGGTGCGGCCGGAACATCAACGAATTCATTTGCAACAGTTAATGCAAATGGAACTCCAATTTATGCGGATACTTCAACAGATGCATTGAACATTCAAGCTGGTAATAATATTACCATATCAGCAAATAGTTCAACAAAAACCATCACAATTAATTCTACAGGTGGTGGTGGCGGTACAAGCCAAGGTATTGGTGGTTATAATCATTCAACATTAAATTATTTTCCGGTGTATGATTATTTAAAAAATGAAAGTTATGATGAAAATGAAGCCTATGTTGGTGCAGCAGGTCCTACAGTTGATGCTTTTGGAATTAGTTTAACTACATCTTTTGATTGTATGGATCCTATAGGGAGTACACAAATATCAGATTTAGGAACTATATCATAATTAAACTATGATAAATATATAAAATATTCGGAGCTTTAGATGCCATCACAAGTACAATTTAGAAGAGGTAATACTGCACAAGTCCAAGCTTTTACAGGAGCTGTGGGTGAAATTGCAATTGATACAACCACAAAACAAATTTCTGTTCAAGACGGAGCTACTCCTGGTGGTACATATTTAGCTACACAAACTTTTGCTCAAGCGGCATACAATACTGCCAATAGCGCAGCAACTGGTACATATGCAGCGGCAGCTTTTGATACTGCCAATGGCGCATTTATAAAAGCAAACACAGCCAATACTACTGCTGATGCTGGATTTGCCAAAGCAAATTTAGCCAACACACTTGCTCAATCAGCATTTAATCAAGCGAATACAGCCAACGTTACCGGTCAATCTGCCTTTGATAAAGCAAATGTGGCAAATACAATTGCTCAATCAGCATATAATTGGTCTAATACAATTAATGTATTTGCTCAATCAGCATATACTATGGCAAATACGGCCAACATTACTGGCCAAGCTGCCTTTGATAAAGCAAACTTAGCCAATATTACCGCTGATGCTGGATTTGCCAAAGTAAATACAGTTTTACTTTATGCGCAATCAGCATTTTCTTTAGCAAATACTACTTCAACAGTATCTCAATCTGCATATGATTGGTCTAATACAATTAATGTATTTGCACAGTCAGCATATAGTAAAGCCAATGTGGCCAATACTACAGCAGAAGCAGGATTTGCTAAAGCAAACGTAGCCAATACAACAGCTGAAGCGGGATTTGCTAAAGCAAACGTAGCCAATACGTTAGCTCAAGCTGCTTTTGATAGAGCAAATACAAAATTTAATTCGTCTGGTGGTACAATTTCTGGTGATGTTACTGTAACAGGTAATATATTACCAACATCAGCAAATACAAATACTTTAGGTTCAGCAAGTTATCCTTGGAAATCAGTTTATGTTGGACCAAATTCATTATATATTGGTGACATAAAATTAAGTAGTGTTGGTGGTGCATTACAGTTAGATAATGCAACAAATCTTGTATTAAATGGTACATCAATACCTAATAGTTCTGATATTTCTTTAACTGCTAATGCGGCTTTTGCTAAAGCAAACGTAGCCAATACTACTGCTGATGCTGCTTATGCTTGGGGTAATACAATTAATGTGTTTACTCAATCTGCTTTTTCAAAAGCAAACGTAGCCAATACTACTGCTGATGCTGGATTTGCCAAAGCAAACTTAGCCAATACTCTTGCTCAATCAGCATATGATAGTTCAAATACAGTTTTAGTATATGCACAATCGGCATTTTCTTTAGCGAATACTACTTCAACGGTAGCTCAAGGTGCTTTTGATAGAGCGAATACAAAATTCAATTCTTCTGGTGGTACAATTTCTGGTGCAGTTACAATTTCAGGCAATAATAGTTTAACTGTTACTGGTAACTTAATCATTCAAGGTACAACATTTAGTTCCAATACAACAACATTTGAATTGAATGACCCATTAATATTATTAGGTGTTGGTAATTACTTATCAGATACTAAAGATATTGGATTTGCTGGTCACTATAATGATGGTACAAATGCTCACTCAGGACTTATTCGTGATTCAGGTACAAAAGAATATTACTTCTTTAAAGGATATACTCCTGAAATTGATGCAAACAATAACGTTGATATTACACACTATTCATTTGCTACAGCCAACGTAAACGCTAATAAAGTTACTGCTAAAGACATGGTGGCTAATACATTTACCATGTATGATAATGCTTGTACTTCAATTTCACTTACTTCAGTAGGTTCGGCTTGTACATCATTTTTAATGATGAGTTCAACTGTTGATACATGGTCTTCAATGACATATCGTACTGCAAAATACTTGTGTCAAATAACTGCAGGTTCAAGTTATCATGCAATAGAATTATTAGCAATACATGATGGTAATACAGCCAATTTAGTTCAGTATGGTGAAATTGTAACTGCAAATTCTCTTGGTTATTTTGATGCCACTATAACGGCAGGAACATTCACACTTACATTTACACCAACAGTCAATCAATACTCTTTTATTAAATTTACAAGAGAATTGGTTAAATCTTAAAAAAACAAAGGGGACAATGAACCTTGGCCACATCAAATTTATTTGTAGTTAAAAACGGTTTAGCCGTTGGTAACACAAATGTTATCAATTCTTCAGGACAATGGATAGGACCAAGTACTAATATTACTGGTCCTTCTGGCGCTCAAGGTAGTATTGGTGTTCAAGGTTCTACAGGTCCAACCGGTAATACAGGTGTTTCTGGTATTCAAGGACCACAAGGACTTGCTGGAGCTCAAGGTCCACAAGGTTTTCAAGGCCCTCAAGGATTTCAAGGACCTACAGGAATTCCTGGTGTACAAGGAACTTTAGGTGCTTCAGGTGTACAAGGCGCTACTGGACCACAAGGTGTACAAGGTGCTCAAGGACCTCAAGGTTCACAAGGACCAACAGGTGCTCAAGGTCCATCTGGCGTTCAAGGACCACAAGGTGTATCAGGAGTGCAAGGTGCTCAAGGTACTACTGGCCCACAAGGTTCACAAGGACCAACAGGTGCTCAAGGTCCATCTGGTGTTCAAGGCCCTCAAGGTGTATCAGGAGTGCAAGGTGCTCAAGGACCACAAGGTTTAAATGGTGCTCAAGGCACTCAAGGACCACAAGGCGCTCAAGGTCCATTCGGTGCACAGGGTGCTCAAGGTGCTCAAGGTGGGCCTGGTTTAATAGGTCCACAAGGTGCAACAGGAGTTACAGGTGTTCAAGGTCCTCAAGGTTCATCTGGAACTGTTGGTGCTACTGGAATTTCTGGTGGTACAGGTCCAACAGGTGCTCAAGGTGTTCAAGGTCCATCCGGTGTACAGGGTGTTCAAGGACCAGCAGGCGCTCAAGGACCAGCAGGTGCTCAAGGTTCGGCAGGAAGTCCTGGCGCTCAAGGACCAGCAGGCGCCACAGGTCCTACAGGTACACCTGGCGCTCAAGGCTCTACTGGTGGTCCAGGTCCAGCCGGCGTTCAAGGACCTACAGGAAGTCCAGGTGGTACGGGACCTCAAGGACCTACAGGTGGTTCAGGTCCAGCCGGCGCTCAAGGTCCAACAGGACCCACAGGACCAACAGGAGGTACAGGTTCAACCGGCCCAACAGGACCATCTGGTTCTGGTACGACTTCATCTACTGGTTCTGTTTCCGCATTAGGAGTTAATGCTTCAGTTGGACCTACAGGTACGATTCAATGTTCGGGTGACATCGTTGCTTTCTATTCTGATGAGAGACTAAAAAAGAATATTGAAATCATAAAAGATTGTTTATATAAAGTACAGAGTATGACAGGAATATATTACACAATTAATAAAGTGGCGGAAAAACATGGTTTTACAGATTATAGTAGACAAGTTGGTTTAATTGCACAACAAATTGAATCTTTTGCACCTGAAGTTATTAAACCAGCACCGTTTGATGTAGATGAAAATGGTAATAGTAAATCTGGACAAAATTATTTAACTGTACAATACGAAAAAATAGTTCCAATTCTCATTGAAGCAGTTAAAGAACAACAAACAAGAATTAAAATATTATTGGAGGAAAGTAAATAATGGCTACCAATAATAATTTTAATATTAAAAATGGTTTAACAGTTTCTAGTGCATCATCTAATACTTCTGTTATTAATTCTAGTGGTGTTTGGACAGGACCAACAACAAATATTCAAGGTGCTCAAGGACCTCAAGGTACACAAGGTGTACAAGGTGCCACAGGACCTCAAGGTTATCAAGGTTCACAAGGTGCAACAGGATTTCAAGGCGTAGCTGGTGTTCAAGGCGCTCAAGGTCCAAACGGTAATCAGGGAGCTCAAGGTGTATCTGGTGTACAAGGCACTCAAGGTGCTACCGGTCCACAAGGTTCACAAGGACCAACGGGCGCTCAAGGTGCGCAGGGTTCATTAGGAGCTCAAGGCACAATAGGAAATTCAGGTGTTCCAGGAACTCAAGGTGCCACAGGTTCTACAGGTGTACAAGGTGTGCAAGGTAATGCTGGTGCTCAAGGTTCTTCAGGTTTTCCTGGACCTTCAGGTCCATCTGGCGTTCAAGGTGCTCAAGGACCTACAGGTATGGCTGGTTTTCCAGGTCCTCAAGGTGCACAAGGTGTACAAGGTGCTCAAGGTGCTCCAGGTTCTACAGGTGCAACCGGTGTTCCAGGTTTTTCAGGACTTCAAGGACCTACTGGTTCTTCAGGTGCTCAAGGTCCGGCAGGACCACAAGGTGTTCAAGGCCCCGCAGGTCCTACAGGACCACAAGGTGTTCAAGGTTTTCAAGGTGCTGGAGGTTCTTTAGGTGCTCCTGGTAGACAAGGACCTTCTGGTGCTCAAGGTCCAACAGGACCTACAGGTCCAACAGGAACAACTGGACCTACAGGTAGTACAGGAAGTCCAGGTCCTTCAGGCCCAGCCGGTGCTCAAGGACCTACAGGGTTTACAGGCAGACAAGGTTCTACAGGAAGTCCAGGTCCTTCCGGTGCTCAAGGACCAGCAGGAGGTACAGGTTCAACCGGCCCAACAGGACCACAAGGACCTACGGGACCATCTGGTGCTCAAGGACCAACAGGTGGTACAGGAAGTCCAGGAGGTACAGGTCCAACAGGACCTACAGGTCCAACAGGTGCACCAGGAACATCTCCTTCAAGTTTATCAACATCAGTTAGTGCTTTAGGTGTAAATACTGCCGCAGTTACCACAGGATGGTTACATGCAACAGGTGATATTGTTGCTTATTATTCCGACATACGACTTAAAGATAATATTGAAACTATTAAAAATGCCGGTGATAAATTATATACACTTAATGGAATTTTTTACACACAAAATAAATTTGCTGAACAATTTGGTTATAATGATTATAAAAGGCAAGTTGGTTTAATTGCACAAGAAGTTCAAAAAATTATGCCAGAAGTTATTAAACCAGCACCGTTTGATGTAGATGAAAATGGTAATAGTAAATCAGGTGAAAATTATTTAACTATTCAATATGAAAGATTAATTCCACTTATTGTAGAAACTATAAAAGAACAACAAAAAGAAATTGAAGAATTGGAAAAGTTAAATGGCCACCAATAATAATTTTATTGTTAAAAATGGATTAGCTATTGCTAATACCACATCCAATACTGTTGTAATTGCTGCTAACGGTGTTTGGGTTTCCTCACAATCATCTTATAGTGGTTATCAAGGTCCTCAAGGACCACAAGGTGCATCAGGTGTTCAAGGACCACAAGGTTCTGTAGGTACACAAGGTCCTCAAGGTGCACAAGGTACTGTTGGTCTTTCAGGATTTCAAGGCGCAATAGGTTTTACAGGTGCTCAAGGCACACAAGGACCAACAGGTGCTCAAGGTTCTTCAGGTTTTCCTGGACCAAATGGCGTTCAAGGACCGGCAGGAGTTGCAGGCGTTCAAGGTAATTTAGGTCCTCAAGGTAGTCAAGGACCTACTGGTGCTCAAGGTCCACAAGGTTTTCAAGGACCTTTAGGTTCACCTGGTGTTCAAGGACCATTAGGTGCATCTGGTGTACCTGGCGCTCAAGGCACACAAGGTTCTCTTGGCCCTCAAGGTTTTATGGGAGCATCTCCAACAGGTCCTCAAGGATTTCAAGGACCTGTAGGTTCTCCTGGTTCTCCTGGTTTTCAAGGTAGACAAGGACCTCAAGGTTTTCCTGGACCAAATGGCGTTCAAGGATCTGCTGGTCCAGCCGGCTTTCAAGGACCTGTAGGTTCTCCTGGTTCTTCTGGTTTTCAAGGTGTTCAAGGACCAACAGGTGCTCAAGGCCCAGCTGGCGCTCAAGGACCACAAGGCCCCGCAGGTGTTCAAGGTTCTACAGGACCTAGTGGCGTTCCAGGTACAACAGGCCCACAAGGAACTTTTGGTGCTTCAGGTGCACAAGGTCCTCAAGGGGCTTCAGGTGCACAAGGTCCTCAAGGATCACAAGGACCTACAGGACCATCTGGCGCTCAAGGACCAACAGGCGGTACAGGTGCAACAGGACCTACAGGACCAACAGGTTCTCCAGGTCCAGCTGGTGCTCAAGGACCAACAGGAGGTACAGGTGCAACAGGACCTACAGGTCCTACAGGAAGTCCAGGTAGTCCAGGTAGTACAGGACCAACAGGACCTTCAGGAGGTGAAGTAACACAAGTTGTTGCATTAAATGTTAACACTTCTGGTGCGCCAACCGGTTACGTTTATGCTACATCAGATATAACCGTTTACTATTCTGATAAGAGATTAAAAGATATTGAAACAAACATACAAGAAGCATTACAAAAAGTAAATGAATTAAATGGTGTATATTATGAACAGAACGATTTAGCTAAAAAGATGGGTTATAATAATGATGGTGAAAAACAAATAGGTTTAATTGCTCAGAATGTTCAAAAAGTTTTACCAGAAGTTATAGGATTGGCGGCTTTTGACACAGATAAATATGGACAGAGCAAATCAGGAAATAACTATTTAAGTATAAAATATGCAAAAATAGTACCTCTTTTAATTGAAGCTCTAAAGCAACAGAAAGAACAGATAGAATATATTAAATCAAAAAAGTGAAAGTGAATTATTATGAATGGTGAATGGTGTTATTTTAAATCATATTTTTCTCCAGTAATTTGTCAAAGAATTATTGATGATGCGGCAGATATACCGGTACAAGACGGCATTTTAGGTACTGGTGAAAATACTACGGTAGATTTATCTTTTAGAAGAAGTAAAATTCGGTTTGTTAATTCTGACAATCCAAAATTTACTTGGTTATTTGATGAGTTATGGAAAACAGCTTTACAAGCAAACAGAGATTTTTTCAATGTGCATATTACAAGATTACCATTTATTCAAATTGCTGAATACAATTATCTTGATAAAGGTGAATACAAAGAACATCATGATGTTTTTTGGTTAAACAATGATCCAATATACCACAGAAAACTTTCCTGTATTATTCAATTAAGCGACCCAAATGATTATCAAGGTGGTGATTTTGAAATTACAGAAGGTGTGGCGCCCCTCGATAAAGAAATTAAAAATCAAGGTTCAATCATTTACTTTCCTTCAATGTTTAGGCATCGTGCAAACCCTGTCTTAAGAGGTACTAGATATAGTGTAGCAGCCTGGTTTGAAGGACCTAAGTGGAGATAGAATGAATGATATTGTTATGGAAGTTGAGCCTTTTAAATATTTCATTGTTGATAATTTTTTACCATTAAATACAGCCAAAAAACTCTCAATAGAATTTCCTGATTTTGATTCATCAATTTGGTATGATTATGATAATCCATTGGAAGTAAAAAAGACAATCAACAATTGGTTTCATTTTCCACCATTAACATATAAACTATTCAATGATTTAAATGGCATTGAATTTACTGATTCATTAAAAGATTTTATGGATTTAGAAAGTCTTTATTGTGATATGGGTTTATATGGAGGCGGCTGGCACATTCATGGTCGTGGTGGAAAATTAAATGTACATCTTGATTACGCTGTACATCCAAAATTGAACCTAGAACGTAAACTTAATCTCATTTTATATCTAACACCAGATTGGGATCCAAAATGGGGTGGTAATTTAGAGTTCTGGTCACACGATGAAAAATTAAACAAACCAAAAGAAAAAATTAAAACAATTGATTGTGTTTTTAATCGTGCTGTTATTTTTGATACATCACAAAACTCATGGCATGGTTTCAATGAACCAATTAATTGTCCTGAAGGTGTGTATAGAAAAAGTGTGGCAACATACTATCACACAGATTTATCTTCAACTACACCAAAAAGAAAAAGAGCATTATATAGTCCATCAAAAGAACAAGAGAATGATAAAAAAATATTAGAATTAATTGAAAAGAGAGCAAAATAATGGTTGAAAAAAAATGTAAAATTGTAATGACTACAATGTTTCAAAATGAATCTAAAACAATTAGAAGAATGTTGGAGTCTTGTTACAAATATATTGATTTTTGGGTAATACAAAATAATGGTTCAACAGATGGTACAGAAGAAATTGTCAAAGAGTTTTTTACTGAACATCAAATACCTGGTTTTTTATACAATGTGGAAGAAGGCTGGGTAGGTTTTGGATGGAATCGTGACCATTTAACACAAACTTGCCAAAGTATTGACCATGGTTGCGATTGGATTCTTAAAATGGATTGTGATGAGATTCTACAAGTAGATGATGATTTTGATTGGTCAATTCTAGATGATACATCAGTTCATTCTTGGGAAATTCCTTGTGTTCAAGGCACATCAACATACACTAGATGTTGGATGTGGAATGCAAAAATGAAATGGAGATTTAATCACGACCCATGCCATGAAACTATCTATTGTGCTGATGAGACTATTGGTGATAATTTTCAAAGAGTTTTATTGCCACAATCATTTAGACAAACTGGTTTTAACGAAGGTCAAAGTTGGGGAGTACCAACCAAATTTATGAGTCACGCTCTCATCTTAGAAGAAAAGATGATGGTTGAAGATAGTTTTAAAACAAACCTATATCATTTTTGGTATATTGGCAAAAGTTATTTTGATGCTTGGGAATCAAATAATTTTCCATTAGGTGAAAGTCAAAAGAAAGAATATGGTCGTAGATGTATCTATTATTTTAGTGAATATCTAAATCATACACACAGATTTGATGAAACACAATCAGCACAATTTATTGATGAAGTTTCTTATATGTCTATGTTAATGATTGCACAAATCTATGGATATTTTAAAGACAATGAAAAACAAATAAGTTATTTGAAATTGGCAAATTCTTTTGCACCAGGTAGAAATGACCACTTCTTATCTTTAGCATATAAGTACCAAGAATTAGGAGATTGGAAAAATATGCATCAGTATACAAGTATTATGATGCAACCTGAAAGAACAAATGCCTACCCAACTTATACTAATTTTGTTAATTCAGCTATGTATCATGACGGTGGACCTTTAATACATGATTTACATCAACTTGCAAGTAGTAAATTACAAGAAGAAAATAATTGGCATAATGAACATCCACCATTTTACATTAATAAATCATACGGTAAAAAATTGTTTGTTGTGGATAATTTCTACAATGATCCGGACACAATTAGAGAGTTTGCTTTAAATCAAGTTGAATATAAAGAAGATTTAAGATGGTACAAAGGTCTTAGGTCTGTAAGACCTTATCGTCCAAAAGGAATTAAAGAAGCCTTTGAGTTTATTATGGGTGAACCTATTGTGGATTTTGAACAAGGTTACAATGGTGTATTTCAAATTTGTATAGCACAAGACCCACAAGTTTATCATTATGATATGCAAAAATGGGCTGCCATGATATACATGACACCAGATGCACCATTAGAAAGTGGTACAAGATTACATAGGTCTAAAATTAATGGTGCCAGAAGAGCAACAGATGCTGATGCTGATAGAGCTTTCTCTGGTGGATTTTATGATTCTACCAAATTTGATATTGCCGATTCAGCTGGTAACCTGTATAATAGATTAGTCATCATGGATGCCAGATGTATTCATTCGGCAGGACCATATTTTGGACAAAACAAACAAGACGGCAGATTGACACATTTATTTTTCTTTGATTAAATTATGAAACAATACAAATTTAGTTTTATCACACCTGAACACAGTCCAGAAAATATCCCATATTTACTTGAATTATACGATTCAATTATTAATCAAACATATTATAATTGGGAATGGATTATTTTAACAAATAATAAATGTACTCCACATCATTTACCAGAAAAAATACAAAATGATTTAAGAGTAAAAATATTTCATTGGAATGGACAAACAGCCAGTATTGGCCGTTTAAAATTAGATGCGTTTAATTTAGGTACAGGTGATATATTAGTTGAAGCAGACCATGATGATATGTTTACTCCAGATTGTTTAGAAGAATTAAATAAAGCATACCAAGATGAATCAACTGGATTTGTTTATTCAGATAATGCTGTTTATCACATGAAAGATGAATTTGTTCCTTATTCAGCAGACAATGGCTGGACCTATAAAATGTATAATTGGAAAGGTAAAGATTTGTATGCGATGCATAGTTTTGAACCTTCTAGTCACAGTTTAGGTTATATTTGGTTTGCGCCAGACCATGTAAGAACATGGAGAGCATCTGTGTATAAAGAAATTGGTGGCCATAACCCCGAATTGGAGATTTGTGATGACCATGAATTGTGTATTCGAACTTACTTAAAAACTAAGATGGTTCGTATACCTAAAGTTCTCTATATTTACAGAGTTACTGGTGTTAATACATCAATGAACAGTAGAAATGCTGATATACAAATTAAAACTGTAGAGTTATTTAATCAATATGCAAGACAGTTGGCAGAAAAGGATGCTGATAATAAAGGATTATTAAAAGTAGATATTGGTGGAGGATTAAATCCATTTCCAGGTTATGTGACGGTAGACCTTAGAGATACGGCTGATTATCCTAACTGTGATTTAAATGATGGTATTCCTTTACCTGATAATTCAGTTGGAGTATTAAATGCCAGTCATATTTTAGAACATTTACATGATAAAACCAAAATCATGTCTGAAATACATAGAGTATTGGCACATGGAGGATGGGCTTTTATTGATGTCCCTAGTACCGATGGACGTGGAGCATTTCAAGACCCCACTCATGTAAGTTATTGGAATGAAAACAGTTTTCTATATTATACAGATGCTTACTTAGCTAACTTTATAGACAATAAAAATATTAAATTTCAACAGTATAGGAAAGAAACTTATTTTCCAAATGATTGGATGAAAAGTTTAAATGTTTTAGTAACAACCACTTGGTTGGTAGCCATTAAAGATGGACCTAGATTACCAGGACTACTGAAGATTTAAAACTAGTTTCTCCTGTTACATAAATACACTAATAATAGGAGAAATTGATGGCAACAATAACAAATAGAAACGATTTCAAACAATATTGCCTTCGTAGACTTGGATTCCCTGTCATTGAAATTAACGTAGATGATGACCAAGTGGAAGACCGTATTGATGATGCGTTACAATACTGGCAAGATTATCACTTTGACGGACTACAAAAAATATATTATGTCAAAGCAATTCAACAAGCTGATATTAATCAAAAGTATATTGATTTAAGTAATGTTGTCGATGCTTCCAACAATACGATGGAGATTGTTGGAGTTACCCGTGTATTTCCAATTACCGATTCACAGGCAACTATTAATATGTTTGACTTGAGATATCAGTTGCGCCTTAATGAGTTATATGACTTCACCTCCGCATCGTATATCAATTATACTTTAACACAACAACACTTACGTTCTCTTGAACTTATGTTCACTGGAGAGGTTCCTATTCGTTTCCAAAGACACATGCAAAAACTGTTTATTGATTGGGCATGGGGTACTTCACAAGCCAACGTTGGTGATGTTGTAGTTGCCGAATGTTATGCCTCAATTAATCCAAATGTTTATGGTAGAGTATGGAATGACCGATG